ATGGAAGCGATCGAGTACAGCACCGGCGCCTACTACAGCGAGCCGGCCATCCTGCACCGCTGGATGATCACCGACGCCGACGGCCTGGCCGCCGCGCTGTACGTCTCCATGGACGACCTGGAGATCATGAACATCGAGGTCCGCGAAGACCGCCGCGGCGAGGGTCTGGCCCGCGCACTGTACAAGGCGGCCAGCGGGCAGATGGAAATCTTCCACGCCCCTGAGTCCCACCGGACCGAGGACGGAAATGGCTTCGCTCACGCCGTGGGCGGCCCGGCACTTGAGTGCCGTTACGGATGCTGCGAGCAGGAGGACTGAGGAAATGCAGGACTATGAGTTGGATGCCTGGCTGGGCGATGTCGAGCTGACCGACGAGCAGCGGGACACGCTGCGCGACGAGGTCGAGTGGGTCGAGCAGGAATACCCTAACCCTGACGAGCGGACCGAAGCGATAAGCGCGGCCGTGCAGTACCTGCTCGGTGTCACCACGCCGGTCGAGGCCGGGCGTCGGCTGGCAGCAGCCCGGACGCAGATGTTCGGGGCGCTCGCCGCAGCGAAAGTAATGGCGCGGCTGGCGGTAGCTGCTGGCGCAACAGAGGTTGACACCGCGCAGACACTCGGCCTGGACCGGATGACGATCCGCAGGGTGCTCGGCAAGCGCTGATGCCCGCGCACTCGCAGACGACGCCCCGGCCGGAGTGCTCGGTGCCGGGATGCGGCCGGCCAGTGGTAGCCAAAGGCTGGTGCCGGATGCACTACAAACGCGCCGCTCGTGGCCAGCCGCTCACCGACACGACTCCGGTTGCGGGGTCGCCGTCCGGGCACGGCCTGTACGGGGTGCTGGACGACGACGGGCAGACGGTGCTGTGCCACGAGTGCGGCCAGCGGCGCCGCATCCTCGGCAGTCACCTTGGTGCCGACCATGGCATGACGGCCGCCGAGTACAAGAGAAAGCACGGACTCCCGCGGGGGCGTGGTTTGCTGTCGCGGGACGCGGCGGAGGAACGGTCGGCGCTGTCCAGGGCGCTGGTCGGGTCGGTCGGTTGGGCACGACTAGAAGCTCGGCGTGATCCGACTGCGGCGTCCCGTGCGAAGACCCCGGACTCGTACGTGAAGCGGGGTCGGCAGCGCGCCGAGCTCGCGGAGCGGGCCGCGCAGAACGGCCGAGCCGCTCGGCTCGGCCGGATCGCCTGTTGTCCGGTATGCCAGGCCACCTGGTGCCAGTTGCCGGAGACGAACCCACGGATCACCTGCTCACCGGCGTGCTGGCATGTGTGGCAGAGCTGGGGCAACAAACGCCAGGTCAACCGCGCGCGGGACGCACGCATCTATGCGCAGGTCGTCACGCTCGGCCGGCCCACCGATCAGGTGGCCGCCCAGTTCGGAATCACTCGGACGCGGGTGCGGCAGATTGTTCGACGATTGACCGGTTGACCAGACACCAAAGCGGCGCCCCCGCCACCAGATTGGTGACGGGGGCGCCGCGGTGTGGTGCGGGGGTCTAGGCCGGGTTGATTTGGCTGGCGATGACGGTGGCTATCTCGGATGCCGCTCGATCGCCGAGGTGTACGCCGTCGGAGTGGTACCAGCTGGGTTGGGCATCCTGGTTGGGGACGCTGCGGGCGTCGAGCAGGCCGCCGAGGATCTGGCTTGCCACGTCAATGTACTGCTGCCAGTAGCTCGCCATTCCGCCGAGTAACTTGGCTGGCAAGGGTGTGACCACGTACCGGATGGCAGGTTTGGTGGGCAGTCCGTCCAGTGTGGCTTTTAGCGTGGTCAATCGGGACCTCCACGACGTCTCGTCCGGGGAGGATGAGCCGCCGAAAATGTCGTTGCCGCCGAGCTGCACCAGTACCAGATCGGGCGCCAGTGCAGTGAGGACTCTCAATGCTGATTGTGCTCCCCCCGTGCCGGCGAGCCATGCGTTCCAGTCGGTGATGGTCGCGCCGGATCGGGCGATGGTGTGGACCACTAGGGCGTCGTCGATGCGACCGTCCATGCCCAGAAGGTAGCTGGTCCCGGCCGACAGATTCAAGTACAGGTTTCCTCCGCCGGCGGGCACCCGATATCGCCCGTATCTGCCGGCGGTCGGTGCCGTCGATGTGGTGAATGAGCCGCCGCCGGGCGCGTTTGCGTAGGTGCTGCCACCGGATGGCTCGTACAGGTGCACTGTCATCGCCGGGAGCGCCTGATCAACCCCGATCCACGCCTGATCAGCGGGGGTGCCAAACTTCATCGCGCCAGGCAGGCCGGTGGCGGTGAACGCCGTGGTCATCGATGAACCGCGCTGCATAGTGGTGAAGCTATACGGCAGGGACTGATCCAGCGCCGATGTCGACGCCGGTATCCAACCTATGTTCCCGGCGGGCAGTCCACGCTTGGCGCGCAAAGCATCGGAAAGTTTGTTGCCCCAACGGTTCTGCACGCTGGTAACCGAACCCTGGCCCTCGGAAACGGAGTCCCCGATGATGACGATCGACCGGGCGTCAGGCAGCGAATGAAGCCAACGGGCGATGTTGCCGGTCTTCTCCCACGCCATGCGCAGTGCCTCCCTCTCAGCTCAGGGTGTGAATGTCGCCGGTCGACAGGTCCAGGTACTGGTCGCCTGGCTGCGATCCGGCGATGCTGCCGGGAGCGCCATTGCCGACGAACCACGACGCGCCGCGAGCGCCGGCTTGGCCGATGGCTCCGGCGTCGATGACCGCTCCGGAAACGGTCGTGAGGATCAAGCGTCCGGAATTGTTGATCGTGGCCGATTTCAGTGCACCGTCCTTGACGGCCTGGATGTCGGCTGCGCTCACGCCGAGTGCGGACTGTGCCGCAACTTGGTCAGACGCCGCGAATAGCGCCTTGCCGACAGTCGTTGCGCCGATGGCAGTCTGCGCATCCCCAGCAGAGCTGGCGGTGGCGAGCTGCTGTCCGAGCGGGGTTATGGCTGGGACATCGGCCAGAGTGTGATTGTGCGGTGCCGGCGGAAACTGTGTCGGCCGGTTCGCCAGGTCGTTGAAGTTGCCGCTGGTGGCCACGGCGGCGAGCGGCGGCACAGTCGGGATGGTGGGCTTGCCCGTCAGGTCGCTGTACGCGCCCGAAAAGCTCGACGTGCCAGCACCTATCGCCTGCCGCGCTGCCGCAGCATCGGGAGCTTTGACGAGTTGCTTACCCACGGCGGTCGCGTCGGTCAGACCGTCCACGGTCGTCGCACCGCCGCCCGCACCGCCGATGATGACGTTCGGTACGCCCTTCGAGGACTGGACCGGCTGTGCGCTGGACATGTCGACGGTCTGGCCGGGCGCCAGCGCGAAACTCGCGGCCGGGAGCTTGCCGACCTGCACCGTCCAGGTCCAGCCGATCGGGTCGGCGTCGGGGTCATCGGTGGCGATCAGCGGCAGCGTGAAACTGCCGCTCTTGTCGAGGTCCACCGACACCGTGTCGAGGGCGACCACGCCCTTGCCGGGGACTTTCACCACCGGAATGCTCGGCGTAGCAGTGACTTTCCCGGACAGCGGCTCGCCCTTGGCGTTGACGTAGGTGCCTTTGACGGTGCCGGTGTCCAGCCCTGCGGGGAGTGCCATCACGGCTCCCTGCGGTCGAGCCCGTCGAGGCGGTCGAGGCGGGACAGGTCCGGCTCGGGTGTGCTGGTGGGCTGCTGCTCGGGCACCACCTCCACCAGGCCGGCATCCGAGGACTCCCCGGTCTGTCCCGGCTCGGACAGAACCTCCGCGGTGCCCAGGCCGGGAGAGCCGGTGTTGATCCCCGCGATCACCGACTTCACCAGCGACAGCAGTGCCGCCGCTCCGGCGATGGTAAACACTGTCCACCAAGGGATTTCGGACAGCGACGCGACGGTGATCGATGGCACCGCCGCTTGCAGCGCCGTTGACAGCACCCGTTCCGCGGTGGCCCGCCAGAACGTGCCGGTCCAAATGTTGTTCGTGCTCACTTCTTGCCTCCCAGTTTCTCCCAGCTGCGCCACCCGACGAGACCGTCAGGGTCGAGGCCCTGCTTGCGTTGCCAGGCGGCGACGGCGGCCTTGGTGCGGTCGCCGTACAACCCGTCGGCCGTGACGCCGACGGCGCGCTGAATCTGCGCGATCCATCCCCTGACCCGCGGCGCCAGGTCGGTTGCCATGAGGTTGGTGCCCTCGAATCCGGACACGGCGCCGCGGCCACCCCGCGGCCCGAAATACAACTTGCCGTCGGGGCCGAGCGGGAACGCCACCTGTGCCGGGGATGGCTTGCCGCCCAGCGGTTTCGGCGCCGGCGCGGTGGGCTTCGGTGCGGGTGCGCCGCCGCGCATCAGCTCCCCGACGCGCTGACGCTCCGGCTCAAGGTCAAGCCCGGCCGGATCGACCTTACGGCCGTACGGGTAGCCGATTTGCTTGTGAAAGAACAGCCGGTCCGGGCCGTGCCCCCACGCTTTCAGCAGGGCTGCGGTGCCGCGACGGAGGCTGTCGAGCATGACCGGCGGCCACGGCTCGCCGACGGTGTGGTCGGTCTCGATGCCGACGCTGTTGGCGCTGTCTGCGACGCCCTTGTACGGCGGACCGACGGTGCCGGCGTGCCAGGCTTTGCCCTGGCCGATGAGCCACCAGGTGCCCTGCGTGTCCACCCAGAACTGCGCGCTGGGCTTCTGTCCGGCGTAGCTGCTGGTGATCCACGACAGTGCGCCCGGTGATGGTCCGGGCGGGCTCGCGTCGTGGTGCCAGACAATCGCTCTCGGCGGGTCAGGGATGGTGCCGAGAGGTTTGGTCGGCCAGGTCGATGCGATCATGACACGGCATCCTGCGGCGCGCAGAATGTCGGCGGTGCTGGCGATTCCAGCCATGAGTTGCCTCCAAACGGGTTGGCAGTGAGCCGCTCTCGTCACGTGACGGAAGCGGCGGGGGTGGATGGATGGTCGGCTAGCTGGTTTGTGACGGCCGGGTGGCGACGATGACGGCGAGGACACCGATCAGCGCCGTCGGGATGAGCACGAGGCTGGACCCGCGGGGCGGGACGTAGCTGACCAGGTTGATGACGAGCAGGGCGATCTGGCCGAGCAGGAAGCACGGCACAGCGACGACGACGGCCCAGCCGGCGGCGGTTAGATGCCGGCGGCGCACCGCGGCCACAGACAGACAGACCAGCACCGCCACGGATAGGACGGCTAGGACGATGAGGCGGACGTTCACGGTCCTCCGCTCAGAGGTGGGGGTGGGAAGATCGGCGCCGTCTCGGTGACGGTCACGGTCACCGTGGTCGGCGCTGTCTCGGTCACGGTCGGTCCGGGCACGTCGCGGGTTTCCGTGGTCGTCACCGTCGGGCCCGGCTCGGTGACGGTCGCGGTGTGAGTGACAGTCGGTCCCGGCTCGGTGACCGTGGGGCCGGGCACGTCACGGGTCTGGGTCGCCGTCACCGTCTGGATGGTGGGCACGTCGCGGGTCACGGTCTGCGTCGCCGTCACCGGTACCTCCCGGACGTCGGTGACAGTCGCGACCTCCGTGGCGGTCTGCCGGTCGGTGACAGTGGCCGCGACAGTCCGCACATCAGTGGCAGTCACCACCACGGTCGAGCCCTGCTCGGTCACGGCGAGGGTGGTGGTCGGCCCGGCGATGGTCACGGTCTCGCCCTGCACGGTGACGGTCTCGGCGGGCAGGGTGGTCCGGACGGTCTGCGTACCGGCCACGGTGGACCGGGCCACGGTCACCGGGACCTGCCGGGTGACTGTGCCCCTGGCGAGCGTCACGGTGGTGGTCTGCGGTGGCCCGGCCGGCAGGGTGCGGCGCTGCCCGTCGATGGTGACCGTCGCCGCACGCGGGGTGAGGGTGACCACTGCCCGCGACGGCGGCGGCACGGTGGACAGTTGCAGCGCGGTGCGGGTTTCGATGGTGGGCTGCACGACCACCTGCGTCACCGCACCAGGCGTGGCGGTGCCTCCGACGGAGATGATCGACGACTGCGCGGCGACGACGTAGCCGACGGCGCGGCACGCCCGGACAGCCTGCGCCTCGGTGACATACGGGCACACGTCGCGGACAGCCACCAGCCCGGCCGACTGCAGAATGGACGCCTGCGTGGCTGCTGCCTTGCCTTGGGATTCGACGGCGGACGCGGACGACTGCACCGACTCGGCTGTCTGCTGCGCCTGCTCCACCTGCGTGGTGGCGCGGGACTCCACCCCGGCCCGCCAGCCGATCAGCACAGCGATACCCAGCAGGAAACACGCTGCGGCTAGGGCGATCATCTGGCCGCCGGTGAGTCCGCGGCGCCGCTCAGGACTGGTCATCATCGTCCCCCTCGGCGGCTGGTGGTGGCGGGGCCGGCAGCGGCAGCGGTTGCAGCCCCAGCATGGTGTTCAGGCGGTGCACCTCCGTGGTGAGGTACTGCACCTGCGTCTCCAACCCGCCGACCTTTGCGACGGCCTTGGCGGCGCGTTCCTCCGCGGCGTACCGGAGCTGACGCTCCGAATTGATCGCCGCTTCCTGGTCGCGGTTTTCCCGCCGCAACCTAATGTTGTCGCGGATCAGATAGCCAGTGAGTGCGCCCGTCGGTCCGAGCGACAGCCACGGGCTGATGTCTGCGAAATCCATACTTGTCGCCTCCCTCCGGGGTAGCGCTGAGAGAGGGATCAGGGGCGTGCGGGTGTCACCCCACCCGCCGCACTTTCAGCCGCCGGTTCGTGATGTTGATCGGCACACCGGAGTCCTGCAGCACCCACGCCGTGACGACCTGCCCCGCCGTGAACGTCAGCTCGTCGGTCACGTCCACCACCTGGGAGTTGTTGGCCGGGGCGTTGGGCACCACCGCAGTGATACCCGTCGGGCCCGCGCCCGACGCCGGCCCGACACCGATAGCCCGCCTGCCCGATCCATACTTATCGAATGCGACCCACGCGGTGACCAGATACCGGCCGGTCTGCGAGATGGACACTCCCTCGGCGCGGGCACCCAAACCCGCCCCCTCGAAATAGTCGGTCGAGGACCAGTTGCAGGCACGCCACGCGTTGTCGGCGATACCCTGCGCGTTCGCCGAGCTCATCTCCATGGCGCCGAAACCGAGCCGCGCCGGCTCAACCCACGCGCCGCCGGAGCGCACCAGCAGATACGGCGCCCCACCGGGCGGCACCATCACGCACATGCGGCCATTGCTAGCCGGCTGCATCCCGGCGTCCCGCAGCTGCGTCGTCGTGAACGCCGGCACCGACCGCAGATCCACGTCTTCCGCGAGATTCTTCGTGGTCGACGGAACGTTGTCCGGATCGGACGGGTCGGCGTAGCGCGTACCCAAAGCGGTTGTGCCCATGCGTGTCTCAGCCTCTCGTCACCAGCCGGTCAATGACCACCGGCTGCCTGTCGTAGAACGTCACCAACACCAGGCCGGTCGGGGTCTCCCGGCCGGCCAGCCAGGCGTCGAAGGTCGCGGTCCAGATCGCCACCGGCACATCCGATCCGGCGACCGTGACCAGCAGGTACGGCCCCTGCCAGCCGGCCAGCGACCCGACCGCCACCGGCCCCCGCTGCGCCGGCATCGCAGCGACGATGCGTTCGGCGAGGCGCTGCGTCGTCTGGCTCACTCGGCACCCCCTGTCGTCACGGTTGTCACCTGCATGTCCCCGGCTGCGTCCAGCGGCAGCCGAATCTGCTGCAGCTGCAGCGCTTCCGACGCGCCGCCCGGCCAGGGCAGGTTCACGGTGTCGGCCTCATCCAGAGCGGCGTTCGGGATAGCCGTGACGGTCACCGTCCGAGCCGCCGCGGCGGCCTTGTCCAGCGCGGTCAGTGCCGCCGACCGCATCTCACCCGTCGACGTCCATGCACCCTCGATGCGTTTCGTCACAAGCGGTGTCACACCCGCGATGTACCTGTCCGGTCGGGTCCGGTCGGTGATCCGCACCGTCACCGGATCGGGCCGAAAAGCCGGATCAGTCACCGTCGACGACGCGACGACCTGATTGCACACGTCGGCGGTGGAGACCGTGGCCTGCATGTCGATCGGCAGGTCCAGCGTCGCCACCGCCGCACCTTTGCCTGGCCGGTTGCGGATGACCACCCGCCCGAGCCGGTCGCAGAACGCCTCGCACGCAGCCATTTCACACAGGTCCGCGATCGCCTGGTGCCGGTCTTCCTCCCACACCAGCGGCGGCACTGTCGCCGACGATGTGGCAGTCACCATGATCTCGTCCGGCGACCACATACCCGTGCCCAGCACCAGCCGGCGGATCTGCTCCGTAACCCGGATACCCGGCGTGGACGCCTGCGGCTGCGGAAACCTGCTGCGCACCACGTACTCCCACAGATCGTGCGCCCCCGAGATGCCGACCGTCCGGTCCGGCTGGATACCCACGTCGTCGGTATCAACGAGGAACCTGCCGAGCGGCAGAACCTCCGGCTGGCCGTACCCGTAGAAAATGCCGCGGAAGGGGCGCAGGATCATGTTCGCTTTGATCGTGGTCTCCCACGTCGGGTCGAACAAGCAGTCCAACGAGCGGCGCACACCGGTCACCCAATCGGCGGTCACCTGCCCGTCCAACGGCCGGGCGGTACCGACCTTGCTGCGACCCGACCAAAACTCCACGAACACAGCCCCTTTGAGGCTGTGCGAGGCCCGCAGCGCCGGCGCCCACTGATCAGAGACGGCCTGCATCACGCCGACCTGGTGTCCGTGGTGGCGTCCGCGTAGCTGGCGTAGGTGGCCGACCGCTGCGCATAGGTCCGCCCGGTGGCGGTCGCAGCGCCGTAGGTCCACTGCGCCATCGCCGCCACCGCCGGCTGGTCGATAATCTCGATCGGGATGGTGATGTGCCGATACGGATAGTCCAGCGTCGGGCGGGCAGCGGCGCTGACGTCACCCGGCTGCACCCACGCGTAGGCCACGTCCCACCAGCCCGGCTTTTTCGCGAGGTTCAGCAGGATCGGTCCCGAGTCGGACAGGCAGCTCAGCACATCCAGCTCCTGCTGCCGCGAATCGACCCGCACCACCACGTCGCCGGTGGCGTCGCGGCGCACACCCTCGTCGATGAAGATCGCACGGCGCGCCCCGAACGGCCGGTGGCCGGCCGCGGTGCTGGCAAACGTCCTGTCCCCGAACGACATCACCGCATCGATCGGTGTCGAGCGGGCAGGGTTGACCGGGTGCATCAGCCACGACACTGACGCCGGCAGGGTCACCTGCTGCGACGAGCCGCTGTCCGAGCCGAGTTGCACCGTGTACGACACGGTCTCGTTGATCGGGGCGTGGTAGTCGTACACGTCGGCCTGCCCGCCGACGGTCTGAGAGCCGCGGGGCAGGATCACTCGCAGCGCGGACCCGTCAGCGTGGGTGCGGCGCAGGTTGATCGTCGCCGCGGCCGGGGTCGGCGCCGTCGACTCGATGTGCAGCCGCACCCGCGGCGGCATGTTCGTTGCCTCCACGGTGGCCACGATGGTCACGCTCACCGCTGCGCCACCAGCTTCCGCAGATCCCGCTCGAGCTGCGCCAGCTCGGCCTTCGACGCGACAGTGCCGGCCATCGCCGCAGCCTTGGCCATGCGGTCGGCGATCGTGCCTATCTGCTGCGTGGTCCGCAGCTGCTCACGCGTCAGCGCCGTCAACGTCTGCTGCGTCACCGCGGCGCCACGGGTCAGCGCCGCCAGCTCGCCCGAGAATTGCGGGGCGATCGTACGGGTGGCCACCGCTGTCGCGATCCGCGACTGCTTTGCCAACTCCGCGTTGATCGCCTTGATCTGCCCGGCGCTGCCGGTGCGGGCCAGCATGTGCAGCACCGACGCGCCGTCACCCAGCTGCGAGAGTTGCTGTAGGGCGGAGTTGTTCAGCCCGAGCCGCGACAACTTCGCGTTGTCAGTGTTCAGCTGCACCAGCTGCCCGGTGTCGAACCGCATCCCCTGCAGGAACCGCGACGCGGTGTTACGGGTGTCGCGGTTGCCGGTCAGCTCAGTGCCGCCGATCTGGCCGGCCATCTGCGAGATCGCCGACGACCGGTCAGCCAACGTCGACTTGATCTGATCCTTCACATCACCGAGGCGGTCTTTGGTGGCGGTCAGCCGGGCGTTGAGGTTGTCCATCGCCCTGCCTGCCGACGCCAGTTGCGACCGCCAGCGCCGCGACACCTCGATCGAGCGGTTCTCTGCCGCGGCCCTAGCCTTCGCCGCCTCGGCCGCGGATGCGTTCCGCCGGGCGGTCTTGTCCAGCGCGGCCTGCTCGGCCCGCGACGATGCGACCTTCCGCTGCTCTGCCGCCACGACCTTGGCGACCTCGGATGCCTGCTGCCGGCGGATGATCGACAGCGAGCGCTCCACCTGCGCGGCGCGGGTCTGCGCCGACGCCAACGCCTTTGTTGCGGCGGCCCGCTGCTGCCCGGTCCTCGCGGTGGCCTTGCGCCGCTCAGCCGCCGTGACAGCGCGGCGAGCAGCAGCACTGCTGGCTTCGGCTTCCTTCACCCTCGCCGCTGCAGCACGTCGCGCCTCGTACACCGCGCGCTTGCTCGACGCCTCCTGGCTGCGCAACTCGCCGCGATGCCGGGCAGCGGCCTTCGCCGCCTCGTTCGACGCGGAGATCAGCTCGTTCGCCGCTGCTCGGAACGACTTCTGGAACTCGAGCAGATCGCTGATCGCGTTGGCAATGTTGGATTCTCGATCACCCAACTGCCGCGGCGAGTTGCCCATCAGCGCCGACCGGCCCACCAGCCCCCCGGTTGCGAACCGGGCGACGCCGTTGTTGATCGCGTGCAGCAGGCCGAGGTTCTCACTCGTCGCTTTGGCGTTGACGATGTACTCGCCGCGGGACACCCGCGCGACATTACTGTCACTGGTTCCGGTACCCTTGCCGCCCACTAGGCCGCCGGAAGCGTATGCGCCATATCCTCTGCGCTGCAACGCTTCGAACGACCCGTACACGGACGGCACATAGTTGAAGAACGCCCTCATCTGCGATTCCGGATCCCAAATGTTCGTGTTGTAACCAGGGTCCGCGTATCGCCGGAACGTAGGATCAATGAACTGCAGCAAGCCTTTTGAGGGCGTCCCCCGGCGGGCGTTGATGTCGTACAGATTGATGGCCTTGGGGTTACCCGAAGACTCCCGGTTCATCTGCCGCATCATGTGATCCACGGCGTACAGCGGCACACCCTTGGCCATCGCAACCCGGTTCGCAAGTGGCCGCCACCGCTCCACACCCGACCCTGCCGGCTCGGCACCACCACCGCCACCCATCGGACCCGACGGGCCCGACAGAAAGCTGATGTGAACGTGGTCCATGTGCGCCAGCGTCGGGTCGGTGGCGTTACCACCGTCGCTGCGAATGTACGGACCCCAGCCGCCACCCTTGTTGATCTGGTTCCGCCAGATCACGTACTTGGTGCCATAAGCGCTGGGATTACCCGTGAAATACGCGGCGACCTTGTTGCCCTGCTGGATGCCGGCCGGCGAGGACCAACCGTTGATCATCACGTCCAGAGCCTTGCCCTTGGGATGATCCGACGCCGCCACCGAACCCGACGCGCGCCACCCGCCAATGTTGTTGATCCCAAACGTCGACTTGATGAAAGCCATTGCAGCAGCAGTGTTTTGCGCCAGACCAGACATGTTCTCCGGGCCCCAATTACCGGAGCCGGGCGCGAACGCACCGCCGCCCAGCAACAGCATCGACTTCAATGCATCGCCCGCGGCCTTCGCCATGGCCTTGCCGGCCGCGACGGTCATGCTGTCGAAGTTTGGCGGGAGACCGAGACCGCCGATGTCCCACTTGACGTCGGTGCCCTTGGTGCCGAGGTAGCCGCCGGATGCGAAGGCCGGTGCGACGTTCCAGTTGAGGTGTTCCAGCAGCGGACGAAAACGCTTGGTGGCGTTGGCATTCATCACGAACTCGCCGTTCGACAGCCATGCCGGGATGTCGTCACTCGTACCGGTGCCAGGTCCGCGCATGAACCCGCCGGTCGCCTTCGCAGCCATCTTCGACTTGCTGCCGAACGTCGGATCGAGGGTGCCCTCGTAAGTGATCTTCAACTTCTTGCCGGTAAGGCCGTCTATCTGCCGCTTGGTCTCATCGATCTTTGCGTTGGCATCGTCGTTGTTGGCCTTGAGGTATCCAGTCCACGTGCCCTTCGCGGTGTTGTACTTCTGCACCACGTTTCCCGCATTGGTCGTCGCCTGGGCTTGACCGGCGGTCAGGAACTGCGCAGTGAACTTCTTCTGCAGCGGGTCGTAGACCCGGTACAGACCCTGTCCGTTCGCGGTCGCCTGGGCGGTCTCGGCCTGGAACGCGGTCTTGACGTTCTTCGGGATCAGGCCGTACTTGTCGGCGAGCTTTTCCGCTTCCTTCTGCGGCACGCCCGCCGCCTTAGCGTTCGCAATGAACTCGGACCGCATCGCCGCCATCTTGTCGGTGCCGGCCTTTGCGGCACCGGCGAGATTGCCGTTGGCAAGGGCAGCGTTCATCGCCGCCTGGGTCTGCTGCACGGCAGCCGTCGCGGCCTTGTCGAGCGAGTCAGCCTGACGATCAGCGGCGTCTTTCACACTGTTCTTGGCGTTGGCCAGATCGCGTTCAGTCTGCGCAATAGCGGCGGTCCGCTGAGCCCGAGTCTCATCTTTCGCCAGGCCGTCCGAGCGCAGCTTGTTGAGCTTGTCTTCGATCTCGGTCACGCGCGCTTTTGCGTCGGCCTCGTCGCGTGCAGCGTTGCCGACGTCCCGCATAGCCGCCGCGGCGGCCCGTGAGGCCGTTTCGGCGGCAGTGTCTTTGCCGGCCATCTTGTCCAGCGTCATCTGCAGGTACTGCGTTTGGGTGTCGGCGAACGACGCCTGATCGGCGATTTCCTTCATCGCGTCGGCTAGCGCTGACGTCGGCTCTTTCGCCCCCGCAGCATCCTCTGTCAGCCCGGCCGCGGCATTGCCTGCGGCATCCATTCCGGTAGCAGCGGTCTGGCCTGACGCGCCGGCCGCGGACATTGACGCCGATGCTGCGTCCGCGGCCTCTTGGGTGGCGTAGTGCTGGCCGTTGACCTCGATCAGGGTGTCCTTGTAGCCCTTGAGGATCGCGGTCTGCTGGGCCTGCGACAGACCCCAATCCTTCATCACAGCTTCGAGCGAGCGTTGCGACCCCTCAGCTGTTTTGATGGCGGCGCCGACGGTGGAACCCGTTACGCCAGCGGCCTTTCCGATACGGTCGGCTGTCGCTGCAAACTCGTCGCCGGTCTTCCGCTGCGCATCCGCGAGGGTCTCGCTCTCGGTGCGGGCCTTCGCAGCGGCAGGCACGTAGTTCTCAATGTCGGAGCGGAGCTGGTTGACCTTCTGCCTGGCGTACTCCGGCGGGTCGCCCATCGCGATGAACGCCTGAACCAGCTTGTCCGCTGATGCCGAGCCTGAGATGGCCAGCTTCGCAATCTCGGTCTCGGACAGGCCGAGCTGGGACGAGAGGTCGCGAATGGCTGGGACGCTCTGGTTCGACAGGTTCTCAAGTGCCGCACCGATTTTGCCGGTCTTCTCGGCAGCGCCGGCGATCTTCGCTTGGTAGTCGATCCACGCCCGGCCGCCCTCGAGTGCGGCGGCAGCCGCGTCGCCCGCTGACAAGCCGATCTCCTTGAATGCGGCAGCGCTGTCGGCGAACGATTTGGTGACCATCTGCGCGCCGGCCTCGTTGACCGAGCCGGTGAGGCGGTCGAAGCTGCCTGCCAGTTCGTCCACTGCCGCGCGGTGCTCCTCCTCGCGCTGTTTGGCCTCGGCGTTCTTGGCCGAGAAGTAGCTGATCGCTGCGGTAACGCCGGTGATGGCGAGGCCGATGGGGCCGCCGAACGCGCCCATCAGGCCTTTGCCGACGCTGAGCGCGCCGGAGCTGAGGGACCGCATCGCCCCGGATACCGACGTGACCCCGCTGCTCATCGAGCGAATCCGGGCGCCGGTCGTCACGGCGAGTGCTGACAGCCCCGACATCCCCTGCTGCGATTGCAGATATTGGACCTGCCGGCCAAAGGTTCGCAGCGGCCCGTTCCCGTTGGCCAGGTTTGTCGCCATGGTGCCGATGCTGGTGCCGAGCCGGCGGGACGCTACCGCTGCGACACCGAGAGCGATCGCCGCGGTTTGAACCGGCCCCGGCAGGTCGGAGAAGAACCCGACCGCGCTACCCACGACTGTCACCAGCGGTTCCAGTACGACCCGCACCGCTGACATCGCGTCGCCGGCGGCGTTCAGCACCGGCCCGAGAATCCTCACCCCGGACGTGAGCAGTGGCAGCGCGCCCTGTGCCAGGCTGACCGCGCCGGTGGCCACGTCAGTGAGTGCCGGGACGAGCCGATCGGCCGCTGATGGAATTAGGTCGGCCAGCTGCTTGCCGGCTGATTCCAGTGACGGACTGAGCTTGTCCATCAGCGATAGCTGGGCGTCCTGCACGGCGTTCTGGATGATCTGGCCGACGCCGGCGAGACCCTTCATCTTCGCCTGAGCTAGCTCGGCAGCACCACCCGAGCGACCCACGGCGGTCGACATCTTGTCGAAGCCCTGAGCGCCCTCGGCCGCGAACACGCTGGCCGCACGGACCGCGTCCGTGCCGAAAGCTGTTGCGGCGGCGGCGTTGTACTGCTCGGTCGTCATGCGCTTCGACGCGTCGGCCAGCTGTCCCGACAGAGACTCTAGGCCGACGAAGTTGCCCTGCGCGTCGAATGCCTGCACGCCCAGCTCTTGGAGGGCTGCGGCCTGCTGCTTCGACGGTGACAGCAGTTGCACCAGCATCGATTTCAAGCTGGTGCCGGCATCCGATCCCTTGATGCCATTGTTGGCGAAAAGCCCAAGCGCCGCACTCGTGTCCTGCAGGCTGATACCCAACGACTTCGCAGGGGTGCCCACCTGCGCGAGACCCTGCGAGAAGTCCGTAATCTCGCCGCTGGCGGCGTTGGCGGTGTTCGCCAAAATGTCGGCGACCTTGCCGGCGTCGGCGGCGCTCACACCGAAGGTATTCAGCGCGTTGGCCTGAATCTCGGCAGCCTGCGCCCCATCGATCTGTGCTGCCGCCGCCAACTGCAGCGTGCCTTTGGCGGCCGACATCGCCTGCTGGGCCGTAAATCCGCCCTTGGCGAGCTCGGTCATCGCCGCCGCAGCGGTGGCCGCTGACGTGCCCGGCAGGGACACATCGTTTCCGAGCTGGCGGGCAGTCTCGGACACCTGCGCCATCTGCTGCGCGGTCGCCTGCGACACGGCTCCCATTTCGTTCAGCGACGACTGGAAGTCCGCACCGGCCTTAACGGTCGACTTGATGGCAGCGCCGACACCGACGAACGCCACGGCCTTCTTGGCCATGGCAGCCATTGACTGGCCGCTCGAGTCGGTGTTCCGCGACATCTGCTGCACACTGCGGGACGACCGCTGCGCAGTCTGCGCCATCTGATCGGTGCTGCGGCTTGCTGTCTCGGCTTGGCTGCTGACCGTCCCAAGGCTGCGGTTCAGTGTTCCGATCGCCCGCTGCAGTTGAGACACATCGGCTGAGAACCTCACGGAGACAAGGCGATCAGACACTCGCAGCCTCCTTGAGTCGTTGCTGGCTTTGTCGGAACGCCTCGCGCTCGGCCGACACTTCGTTCATGACATGCACGTGGTCGATCTGACCGGCGTGCACGGGGTACCTTTTGACACCTGGCGCCGGGTCTTTCTCGGCTTGCGCGTCCGCTTGCGCGACAGCGCAGGATGCGCAGGTCACCGACTGGATGATGTACTTCTCGCCGGTGTCGTACGAAAGCCAAACGGGCTGGCCGCAACCGGCGCACAGTGAGTCTTCGTAGCGGCGAAGTGCTTCTGCCGCAATGACATCGCGGTCGGACAGAACATCGGTCCGCCCGCCGCCGTTGTAGACGACGGAGGCGGGCCAGTGTTGCTCTCGCGCGGTTCTCAGCTTGGTGACGTCGTCTCCGTGTTCGGAGAAGGCAAGCGCGATCGAGAGAAAGGGGCGTCCACATCCAGGTTGCCCATCTTGTTGGTGCGCTCCCACTCCAACCCGATCTCGGCGGCGACAGCGAAGTCACCGACGGCTTGCTGAATCTGTTGAAAGTCCTGGCCGGTCATGCCTTCCGGCTTGATCAGGCACTCCGCCCACACGAACGGCAGCAGCTCATCCACCTTGTGGGATTCGAGCTTGTCACCCTTGGGGAGGGTGGCAGAGAACTTGTCACGCGCCCGGTCCCAATCGGCGCTCGTCGACGGGCGGAACTGCATTTCGAGGGCGGCGGCCTCGAACTCGTCGAGCAGGTCGTTGTACTGCTGGACGAGCTTGTCTCTCTCGCCGGCCGCTGCGATCGACTGCTCATCGCCCTCGGCGGGGAGCGCGTCGATCCGTTCCTTGATCTCGTCCATCTGCGCGTACAGGTCGAACCGCAGGTGAACCTTGAACGGCTTCGAGTAGCCTCCCACAGAGTTGCGCATGAACGCGCCGATGTCGAAAGTCTTTGCCGCGTCCTGTGTTTCCTTGTTGATCGCTGCCATCGTGACTCCTTAGTCCAGGTAAGGCATTACGGCGTCCAGGTCAGAGTTGAGGACCCCGGCCCGCCGACCTGGACTCGACGGGCCGGGGCGTTCATCAGGCGGCGACGGTCGCGTTCGGGAAGACCTCGCCGGATGGCACGACAGTCCAGTCGCTCTTGAACTTGCCCTCGGCCGCGTTCGGGCGGGGATAGTCGAGCTGGCCGCCGTACACCGCAACCGGGTCTCCAGCTTTCACGGAGCTGGTCAGTACCGGCTTACCCTGGAAGTCCAAAATATAGCCGTGCGGCTGGTCCCCGAGCAGTACCACCGGATCGTCCTCCGCAGGCAGACCCTCCGGGGTGTAGAGCCGGAACGTAGTGAAGGTGGCCTGGTAGTTGGCCGCGGTGATCGACTTGCCGTTGGCGGTCTGGCACAACGGCGATTCGTCGTTGGTGTCGGACTCCTGCATGCCGACGTCGACGTTGCCCTTGACGATGTCGCAGGAAAGGTCCTTGCCGGCAGCAATTTCCGACAGCTTGGGATGGGCAGGATCGGCCAGGGTCTCCACCCAGACGATGCGGCGGTTCCCGTTGACGAGGGTGTGCTGGCTGGTGGTGGTCGGTGTTGGTGAGGTCATGCCTGGTGTCCTTCCGCAAAGTCACCGGAGTAGGTGACCGGATCGGGTGGGGTGGATTCCGCAGGTCCAGGCGCGGAGGGTGCGGCGGACGCCGCTACCGCATCAGTTCCTGATGCGGCGGTCTTAGGTTCGCCTGCGTCACGCTGGCGCAGAGCGCGGGTGATGTCCGCTGCCGACTGTGTCCGAACGGCGGGAAACGCCTTGTAGTACTTGGTTTTTGGCACGGTGATTCCTCCCGTGTTCGCGGGTTCAGTGTTTCGGGATGGATGCTGGTCAGGCAGCGCTGGTGGCGCTGATCTTCACACCGGCAGTGAGGTAGACCGTGGGTGCGGCAAGCACTGATTCGTCACGCTGCGGAGGGTTGACGAAGTCGACCTCGATCGGCCCCGCCGACCAGCCTGCGAGTGACAATCGTTGAACGGTCAGGGCATTGAGCACCCGGTCGGCCAGTGCCCGAACCTCTGGGCCCAGTGCAAGATTCCGTCCGGCCACCAAGAACGTCAACCTCGGTGCCCAGGTCCGATCTCGGCGCCCAAGCTCGCAAATCGCCGGCTCCAAAGTTTCACCCACCGACGGGTAGACGACGACGTACCGTGGCACAACCACTTCCGGTGCATGTTGCACGATCGAGTCGTACACCGGCACGTTCCCTGCGGCCGCCTTGACGGCTGCGACCAACGCGTTCTCGACGGTCACGGCAGCAGCTTCCCGATCTCGTCGCCCATCGCCTGGAGGAACCGCGGTTCTTCCGCGTCAGCAGCTGGCAGCATGTGCGGCATCGGTGGCGTGCGGGCCGAACCGAACTCGACGCCGCGGCCGAACTTCCCCTGCTTCTTCTCGATGTTTGGGCCGATCACGGCGGCGGTCCTGCCATCCATGTCGAAGTCAATCGACGCCGGGTAGTGCGGCAGGTAGGAATGCTGGTCGCTGATCATGGACTCAATGCGTTTGCGCGCATCGGCTTTCACGTTCACGGCCGCACGGCGCACCACCCTTCGCGCGGTCCTCTGGACGTCCTTACCGAGCTGACGGAAGGCGTCTTGCAGCTCGCGGAGACCTTCAACTTCGACGGCCATCAGGACTGCACTTCCTCACACGCGAGACGTTGCGCTGTTGCCTGCGACTGGTGCACCGTCGAGCGCACCGTGAACCGGCGGCCAACGTTCGCCGCATCCCACCTGGATGCCGTGACAGTGACCGTGGCACCGTTGGGCACATCGACGGCCGCTACCGGGATCGAGATGATGTGCTGCACCGTGACCACCTGATCGACCGCCAACAGAGGTCGGTCGGAGTTCATCTGTGGCAAACGAATCCGGCACTTGCCCTCATAGATCACCTGCGGCTCAGGTGGAACCGATGTCTGCGTCTCCTCGTCCCACACCGGCAGACCATCGCCGGCCACCGTGATCACGCAGGTGTCCTGCATCAGCGACTCTGTGTGCGCCCTCAACTCCGGGAGAGCCAGGTCGATGTCGTCGGCGAGCATCAGTGCCACCGTCGGTACGGCGCGGCCGGCGCTGTCGGGCAACCGGGTTGGTAGCCGGGGCGAATGCTGAACGACGCCCTCTCCGATCCCGGGAAAAGCATGTCCAGCAGGTCATCCGGCAGAACCGTCACCCTGTCGGGCGCCGAGTACGTTCGCGCCGAGCTGGCGTCGTCCACCGACACCGACACCTGCAAGGCACCGTCTCGCGGTTGACGGGCTTGCCCCGCAACCAACCTGCGCACCACGTAGTCAACGACCTCCGGATCGAGCAAAGCCACCGACAGCCCGCGCGCCTCCGCGGCAAGACGAATCAGCAACATGGCGTCACTGATCCATCGCTCCCACTGATTCCACGTCGTCGAGCCTTCGGCCGGGGGCGGCATGCCGAGCTCGCCCGCGATGTCATCGGGTGTCAACATGGCACGCCACCCCCGTCCCGCTCACTCGTCGTCGTCGGAATCTGGCTTCGGCTTCTGCCGGCGCGCCGGCGGCTTGGCCTTCGGCTCGGCCCGCACGTGATCCCCGACCTGACCCTCAGCCCACTCAGGGATCTCGGATCCGGCGTGAATCACGTGCGGCGAACCATCCTGTCCTCGGACGACGACCGTCTCGGTGACGGCCGCCATCACAGCACCTTGGCGGCGATGGACAGGTTCGCGTTGGCCAGCACCGGCAGAGCGATGGCATCCGAGATGACCTCAGCGATCATCGGAGGCTTCTCGTTGCGGTACACGCCCACCACGATGCCCGGCTGCTCGGACGGCTCGATCCCGAAGTCCGGGTCCACCGACGTCAGGGTCTGGCCCCAGAACGTCGCGCCGAGCTGCGTGCCCTGCCAGTCGTTCACCGCGACCGGTGCCGGCAGCAGGAACACCCGATCGTCCGGGATGACCCGGCCGGCCGAAGTGCGGCGGTCGTAGATGACGATGTCCGGCAGGCCTGCGCCGGACACCAGTGCCCGGACGTCCGAGTCAGTGGCCTGGCGAGTGGCACCACTGACCAGCAGCGTCGCCAGCTTCGCATTGGCCTGCATCGCCCGGAACGCCCTGCGGGACATCAGCACAGCGCCGGGCTCGTCGCCGGTGTCGGTGACGTACAGATCCTGCAGCGTCTCCAGGTAGCCGATCGGATCGGCCGCCGGATCGTTCCACAGGGTGCCGGCCGTGACGGTGTGCGACGCGTCGCGCTGGAAGTCGTCCTCCGTCTTGAAGTTCGGCTGATCGATCGTCGCCTTGCCGGTGGTCAGCACCGTGCCGCGCATCCGCTCGGTGCGGTCCGCGACCGCCTGTACCACCGTCTCGGTGTCGCGCAGGATCTGGTTCTGCACGTCGAGGTCGGTGGCGTTGCGGGTGCGCAGCTGCAGGTACTCGGACACGGGGATGTTCTGCCCCACGGCCGGCAGCTCGATGCTGACTCGCTTGCCCGGCTGGCGCTTGCCGATCTCCGGTTCCGCGTCGTACGCCCGGTAACGGGCCTCGTCCACCAGCCCGTACTGGCCGGCGACGAAACGCGCCACGATGTCAGCGACTTCGCGGTTCGGGAGGAACTGCGCGAGGGTGCCCTTGCGCTGCTCGTAGGCAGCCAGGCTCTCCCGGGCGTACCCGGTCAGCTCGGCGGGCGTGATGATGTCGGTCCAGAGAGCCATGATCAGTTACCCCCGATGAAGACGAACCCGGCTGGCGCGGTGGCCGGCAGGTTGGTGGACACGGGCAGGTGTGCGGTCTTGATCAGGCCGTGCCGCAGGACCGGAATCGCGATGTCCGCGACTCCGTCGGTGGACTGGTCGGTGAGCACGAATCCGAGCTGCTCGCCGGCGCCGCCCGTGAACGGCTTGATCGCGCCTTCGTCGGCGCAGTTCACGATCAGACCCGACGGGAAGTACCCGTTGGGGTAGTGCGTTCCAGCGGTGAACGTGCTGACGTCGAGAGTGCCGGTGCGGGCGTTGAACAGCCCGTGGTCGGACCCGAGCCAGGTCTGGTCACCACTGCCGAACGTCTCTCGCTTGAGACGGGGCATGGATGCCTCCTTGGTTGTTGGGCTACTGCTTGGTGGGGTGGCGCTCCGACCACAGGTCTCGGCCCGCCGAGACTGAGGTGGTTGCCTTCCCTGCGCCGGTCGCCCCTTGTGAGGGGTCTGGGCGCGGGGTTCCCGGCTTTCCCGAGTTGCTGCCGTTCCCGCTCGGCTTGCCCGAGTCGGAGCCGGCGGCCGGCGCGAGCCGGGCCGCCAACTTCTCCATCGCATTGCGGTCGGAGATTCCGGCCAGCAACGCGACGTCGTCTTTGTCGGTGATGTGGTGCTCCATCGCGACCTCGTTCACCGTGTTCCGGTGGGTCAGCACGGTCACCTGTTCCTGCAGCGCGGACACGCCCTGCAGCTGGTTCACCAGGTCAGCCGGATCGACCTTCTTGTCGCCCAGCCCGAGCGCGGCCTTCATGCCGTCTTTGAGCTGGTTCAGCTGCGACTCCAGGTTGCGATTCACCTGCAACTGGCCCTGGTACTTGCCCTGCCACTCGCCGTCACCCTGACCCGCGCCGGTCCCGGCGTTCGGATCGGGGGCGCCGGTCCCGGCGTTCGGATCGGGGGCGGCGTTCCCGCCGGCTGGTTGCTGGCCCGACTGATCTCCCCGGTCGGCGTCCTTCGGCTCCGTCTGGGCAGGCTGCTGCGGCATCGTTCACTCCTGGGGTTGGCCCGGCGACCTTGCATCGCTGGGACGTTGAGCGCCTCGGCTTTCCCGTGGCGCGATTGCGGCGTAGAGTTGGCCTTGCAAGCGGGAACCGGCCTCGGTGTTAACTGGGGAAACGGCCCGCTTGTTCTATTCCTCGAGCACTTGCCGCAACGTGCCCTGTGCCAGCAGCCACAGTTCCCCGATGCGGCGCTCCGCAGTGTCGTTGTACCGCTGCAGGGCGGCGAACTCCTCATTCGTAACGTCCCTGGCGCCAATATCAACGATGACCGTGTGGACGGTCTTGCGGCGCTTGTTCTTGGCGGTCGCCTTTGCGATCTGACGGCCGATGTGAACGGCATCGGCTGGCGTCGTCTCACTGAGCCCCTTGTGCTCCGCCTCAATGTCTCGGCGGCTTGCCGCCACCACCGCCGGCTGCGGCTTTGGGCTTCGGCGCGTCGGTGGTGTACCCGTGCGCCCGCAGCAGACGCATCGCTTCGTCGCGGTCCCCGTCGGCCAGCCGGTAGATCGACTCTGGCCGGAGCCGAATCAGCTTCTTGTCCTTGCCGACGAACCCGGCCGCCGTCGTCTTGATGCCCGGCACACCGAACACCTGGCCAGTGCCCATGCCCTTGTTGGCGTTGACCACCCGCGCCGGATCGGCGCCGTCCTCGACGATCGCCTTCAGATCCGCCTGCGACAGACCATGCACCCGGCCGGCGCGGATCGCCGCTGCCGGATCGGTGCGCATATCGCCAGCGACATCCTCCGACGCCGGGACGTGGACGCAATCGCAGCGCGGATGACGCTGAAACCCAGCCGACCACCGGTAGAACCGGCCCGCCAAGATCGCGCACCGTGCGCACGACGGCAGCCGCAGCATCCGCACGTAGCCGGTGACCGCCGGCCGCACGACCGACTCGACACTCTCGATCGCCCGGCCCGCGTCAACGACCTGCGTCTGCGCGATACCTTCCAGCAGCTTCCCGCCCGACGCCTTCGCCGCCAGCGGCTCAAGCCCGTCGTCCATGTCGGCCAGCGCCCGCTGCACCGGGAAGCGCAGCAAGTCCAGCAGCGGAACACCGGACGCCGCAACGCCCACGACCGATGAGCGATCGACACGGGTGGTCGGGTTGTCCGGCAGGCCGAGCTCGGCGAGCACGGCCGGCACGTACGCGCTGGCCTCCGACGCCGCGGCCGCCTGGCCGGCCGTCAGCAGGCCGAGCGCATCGTCCTCGACGCGATCCCACGCCGCGCCCAGGCCGACAGCCGGCAGTCGAGACCACAGCGACCGCAACCCGACCAGGACCGACCCGACGATCCGGGCGTTGTTCCGGTAGTGCTCGTCAGCCGCCTGCGGCAGCGCCACTGCTCAGCGCCTCCGTCAACCGGGCGATACTCGGATCGTTCGCCTCCGACTGCAGTCGACTGGCCTCTTGCTGCTTGCGTGGCTCGTCCCAGCCGAGCATGTCCCACATGCCCTCGACCGAAAGTCCCTGCACCTGACGCAGTTTCACCGCGGCGTCGGCGATCTCCGCCAACGTCTGCGTGCCCGGGTCTTGCCACAACACGCGGATCGAGTTGCGCTGACCCCACGACCCGGTACGGAACCGTTCCTCGAGGCCCATCACCCACGCCCACGAATCGCCGTCGAACCGGTTCATCGCGTTGACCCGGGCGATCAGCCGCGATTCGTCCGCTCGGATGGCGCCCTCGCTGGCCGGGTTCGACGTCTGCTGGCCGGCGTACCGCACCGGCAGGCCGAGAATCGCTGCGCACCAGGCGAACATGTTGTTCACCGTGTCGTGGAAGTTCGACAGCGACGCCGCGTCGAACTGGCCGAACTTCGCGTCCGTGTTCGACGTCGCCTTGATGGCCGTCATGTACGCCTCCCACTGGGGAAGCAACTTGCCGGCCTTGTCGACGAAGTCTTCCTTCTTCACCCCGGACGCCCACCGGTGCGGCAAAGCCAGCGACTCCGACGCGACGATCATGTTCGACATCAGCCGGGCGATGTCATCGGTCATCTGCACGACGTCAGCCATCTCCGACAGGCCGTGAAACCCCTGCCCCCGCCGGCGGTGAACGAATCCGACGATCGGGACCACGCCGAGGTCGTGATCGTCCCGACCACGCTCGTCATCGACCACCCAACCGTTCCGCCCACGCACCACATGCACCGTCGAGTCCGGCTCGTACAAGGTGCCGCGAGTGACCCGCTCCTCGTCCCGGTACATCCGGAAGGCGTCAGTGATCCGACGGAACCGGCGATCGACCTGCACGCCCATCTGCATAGGGCTCTCGGCGGTGATCAGTGGGTGCTCGGAGTCCTCAGCGTTCGAGCCGACCGACACGTACGAGCGGCCGAAGATCTTCTCGTCGGTATGCACCAACGTCGACTCCGACGCGAGGTTGTTGTACTCCCACGCCTCTCGCAACGCCGGATCTTCCTTGGTGGAATCACCCGAGCGGTAGAACCCGCGCACCAACTGGCGGATCGTCGGCTCGTCCACGGCGATCCGCGGGATGTTGATGACCGTCATGAAGTGCCGCAACTCCGGCGGCACCGCCAGACCCAAGTGCTCGATGCGCTGCGCACCGTCGTAATAGCGGTCCAGCAGTTCCAGACCGGGCTCGTCCTTGCGGATCTTCGCCGACAACGCTGAGATCGCTGTCTTCTCGTCGTCGGACAGCACGGAAGCCACGGGGAGGGTCACAGCGCAGACCCTCCTTCGAGTTCAGTCACCAACAGAACACACGGTTGTCGTCCGATGACTCAGTCCAGCCGGCGGAGATCGCGTCAGCGCGCGCCTCGTACGCCAACGCCGCACCAACCACCGAGTCGATCTTGCGGTCAGAGTTCGGATATTCCTTGCGCACCAGACGCTTCCCGCCCTTACGCGCCACGTAGGCGTTGCGGAAATGCTCCATCAGCACCCCGTCGCCGTCGTGCCACACCGCACCGCTCATCAGGTCGACGCGGAGCCGGTCCAGCGCGGCTGACATCTGCACTTCACGGGACGTTGCCCACGGCAACACCCGCTCGCCGAGATCCTGCTGCAGCGCATCGATGTCGGAGCGCCACTCGTGCGGATCGGCGTACAGCCGCGACACGTTGTACCGCTCGAACGCCTCACGGATCATGGCCAGCACGTCGGCCCTCGGCACTTCCCACCAGTTCCCCTCGGGGCCCGTGGGCTTCGCCCAGATACCGATCGGGAACAGGAACCCGTCGGACATTCGTGAACCGATCAGCACCGTCGAGTCATCGTTCAGCGACCCATCGAACCCGAGCGCGATCGCGGAGCCTTCCTCAACGGGCTCCTTACGGGCCTGCCGCTCCACCACCGCATCAGGGATCCACGCGTCCTTACCCGACATCGGCCGGTTCAGGAAGTACCGCGCCGCCGTCTCTTCGTCAGGACACGACCGCGGATCCGTCATCTCCCGGTAGATCCGATCCAGATCCATCCACTCGGCCGCAGCGCCGTACACATCCCGCAACTGCGCCATCGTGTGCGGACGGTCCGAGATGTCCACCCGGCCCTTGGCCTCACGGTGGTTGACGTACACCGTCGACGACAGCTCGCCCTTGCGCCAAGCGGTCAACGTGTCCTCGAACACCGACTGCTCACCCGGCCGGTACGCCGTCGACGTCTGCAGCATCCACGGCTCAGCCAGCTTCCGCTTGCCGAGGTTCCGCCGGACCGTTCCGTACATCGACTTGAGCTCACGCAGCACGTACAGGTGCGACTCGTCAGCGACGACGAACGTCTCCTTGCCGCCGTCCTTGCTCGCCGCCCCGCTGGTGCATGCGCGAATCTCACCACCATGAGGCAGGTAGATCGCCGTAGCCGACTGGTACTGACGGACGCCCGACGCGCCGCCGTAGACGTCGGGATGAACGTCCTGGCCCCAATCGGCTGCGATGAACGCGACGACCTCGAAAGTGTTGCCGGTCTGGCTTTCCTCTGTCGCCAGGCACTTCAACAGCGGCGACGTGACCGGCCGGCCGACAGGCTGACTGTCGGCACCCCATCCGCCGAACCGTACCGGGCCGAACGCCTCAGCGATCGCAATGTGGCCGGCAATCTCCGACTTCGCTCGGCCTTTCGGTCGCGACAGCACGCCCTCGTCGTAGACCCGCCGGCCGGTGTTCGGATCCAGCCGGTACGCCTCGATGACGAAGTCCCGCATCTCGTCGTCATAGTCGAGCGGCTCGCCCTGTACGTCGCCGGGGCCGTGGCATTCAAACTCGTGAATCCAGTCCAGCAGCTCGTAGCCGAGCGAGCAGACGTGGCCCTCGAAAAGCGGCCCTGTCCAGGGCATCAGGAACTCCGCGCCGCCCGAGCGCGATCCAAGCTCGACACCCGATCCAGCGATGACACCTTTGACGGCTGTTGGACCCCACGAATCTGCCGGCGTATCGGGCGCTTACCCGAAACCTCGTCCGGCAGCCGCAATGCCGCCACCAATCGGGCCAACAACGCCGACTGCTGCCGAACCTCTGCGAACAACGGATGAATCATCGGACCCGCTCGGCCCTCAACAACGGGATCGACAGATGTAGCCCGAGACTCCAGATTCTCTACCCGGTCCGCCGTCCGGCACGCCGACAGGGCAACCTCACGCATCGGGTTCAGTTCATCCTCGAGCGCTGAATCTTGGGCCAGCAGTGACCCCCACAGCCGCCGGCCGCGATCACCTAGGCCGTTAAGCACCGCGAACCTTTCGCCACATTGCAGGACAGGTGAGCGACTTGAACGTTGCCAGGATCGTGCTTGCCACCTCTTGAGCAATCAGTCACGGTGATCCCCTTCTTCGGAAGTAACTCAGCACTCCGGACAGCTTGTCACCTTCCCCGCGGTCCAAAAGCCCAGGTCAGCGGGGGTGTCCCCCCCGGGGTGTCCGTTTTGCGTTTCCGCAGGTCAGAGCGCTGTGCGGCCGGCTGTCGCCCGGTTGCACGGGCGGCATTCGGGGGCGGTCATGCAGGGCGCCGCGTCGCTACAGGGTTCCCGTCGAAACGGCGGTGACACGCGATGCAACGCGGCGAGTAGTGAGCGGGACTCAGGCTGTACGGCGCTCCGGCCGAGGAAGAGGCCACCGAGATCCGCTCGTCCGGATCATCGTGGTTGTATGACCACTCCTGGGCTGGCTGGCTGCAGTCGACACACAGGTGTTCGGCAGCTCGGCCTCGGTCCCGTTTCACGCGGTCGTGCGCCGCGTAGTAACCGGCATCCTCGCGGCGGTAGTGCGCCGCTTTGTCGCCACAAGCGATCCGCATCCCATTCAGCAGGCCGTCCCGCGTGGCGCGCGTGGTGTTACCGCAGTCGCAGAGACAGACCCACGTGCGGCCGATGCGCTCGCCTGTGACCATCAAGGCGCCAAACCGTCTGCCCACGACATCGCGCAGGGCGCGCGGTTCAAAGGTTGGCGTCGGTGTCCCGTACCGCCATTGCTTCATGTAGTGGCTGACGCACATGCCCGCCTTCCTTGTCGGCAAGTCGCAGTTGGTCACCGAGCAGGTAGCGTTGTCCATGTCGATCTCCATCTCAGATCGGCCGTAACCCCGGAGGCTGCAACCTCGCGGGGTCATCTTCGTGATGCTGTCGCCCTATTGCAGGGCATGCACTCCGGTCCAGCGTATCCGGTCCGGTCGTCAGTGTGACCGAGGTCGAATTGGCTTCCGGGCGGGAAGCTCTGTCCGCAGCGCCAGCAGGTGAAGCCTTCGGCGGCAACGTTTTTCGCGGTGGCCGCCCGTATCCGCCGGTGCGGTGCGCCGTAGCCGCGGGCGGTTGAGCTACCGCGCTGCTGCTCAAAGGTCTTGCTGCAGTTCGGGCATCGGGTCCGCTTCGCGTCGATCACCGCGGGACAGTCGAGGCAACGTCGGTACTTCACGTCGCGCCTGCCTCTCGTCCTCGCAGTCGTCGCAGTGCTCGCGGTCGGTCCATTGATCGCACTGGTCGGTGGTGCAGCGGTGGTAGTTGACTTGCTCCCCACGGCTAAAGCCGGGGGATTCCTGCTTCTTCAACGGATGCCTCCTCGCTTCAGGAGCGAGGCGGTCTCACTCCATCTCCACAGGCTGAAACCGCGAGCCCCGCGGCCAGAATCGTTCGTGCCGCGTTGACGTCCCGGTCGTGGACGGCGCCACACTCGGCACACACCCACTCCCGAATATTCAGCGGCAGGGACCGCAGCAGGTGACCGCAGTCGGAGCAGGTCTTGCTGCTCGGATACCAACGGTCGATCGCGATCACTTCGCGGCCGTACCAGTCGGCCTTGTACTCCAGCATCGACCGGAGTTCCGACCAGGACGCGTCGGAGATAGCCCGCGCCAGTGATCGGTTCTTCACCATGTTCCGCACGGCCAGGTCCTCGATAACGATCGTTTGGTTTTCGCGAACGATTCGAGTCGTGAGCTCGTGCAGGTGGTGCCGTCGCCGGTCGGCGATGCGGGCGTAGACCTTGGCGACCTTCAACCTCGCCTTGGCCCGGTTGTTCGAACCCTTCTGTTTGCGTGACAGGTTGCGCTGCGCCTTGGCGAGCTTGGCCCGGTCCTTCTTCTCGTGCTTCGGGTTGGTGATCTTCTCTCCGGTGGAGAGCGTGACCAGTGTCGTGATGCCCGCATCCAGCCCGACCGTCGCATCTGGTCTCGAAGTTGGCACGCCGCGCACTGGCCGAGTACCTGAGCCGCGCTGGGTAACGCAAAGACCCCGACAGCCTGAGCTACCGGGGTCTGGGCACACTTGTTGCACCCACAGCGTCGCAGCAGGTCACAGCATTGTCAAGCAGGCGTCCGCTCGGCGTGTCCATCGGCACCGCCCGCCAACGCCAGCACATCCCCCAGTCGGTACAGCGGCCGGCCGGCGCCATCGATCTTGGCCGGCACCAGACCCTTGGCTTCACCGGTCCTGCCGCGCTCGATCCAAGTCCGCCAGGTCGACGGCTTAGGCGGCGGAATCTTGTACACCGGCAACGCTGCCAACGCTACGGCCCTGGTCACCAGCTGGTCCTTGGCTTTGACCCACATGCCCTGCCGTCGGCCGGCAGTCGGCACCACCGTGTCGACGTTGAGCCGGGCACAGCGCCGGCACACCACCTCGTCGGCATCGGCACGCCCGAGCAGGTCGCTGTCGCAGACCGGGCATTTGCCGTAGTACTCCGCGGGTAGCGGAGTGTCGATGGCACGTCGCACGTCAGCCACCGCATAGGTGATCTCATCGAAGATCTCATCGGCGGCCGGGTGCATCCGGATGCGCTCGATCGCTGAGGCTAGCCAGTGGCAACACGACCGCAGGTTGGGCGCCAGGTGCTCGGTCTCGCGAGCGTCCAGCACCAGCTCTCTGATCCAGGTCTCGATGGTGTTGACCAGATCGTCGCGGGTGTGATCTGCCGACCAGTCGTAGGGCAGCGGGGCCGACGAGTCCCTCGATCGGCGCTTGTCAGTGTCGGTTACCGACTGCCGATGGATGGTGATCTCCAGCTCGTGCACGAGTAGCGGCAGCTCGCGCAGGTCCGCGGCGAGGCGGTTACCGCAGCCGCGGCACAGGTAGGCGTCGAGGGTCTCGGCCCGGCATGCAACACAGGTGCGCTGGCTCACATGGTCTCCTGATCGTCCCTGTCTGTGGCGATGCGCCCGAGGCCTCGCCCAGCGCGCTCCGCGGCGGCCTTGACGACGCGTCCGATCTGATTGGCATCCGCGACGAACACTCCCGGCCGAGGCTGGATGACTGTCCGAAGCGCAGTCAGGTACTCCTGGTCGTCTGAGCGCCTGGCTTCCCGTATGCGCTCATCGCGCCGCTCCTGCCAGCGATGTTCGTTCTCCTGCTGGCGTTCTCGTCGCTGCGCCTCCCTGTCAGCCTGCCGGCGACTCATCCAGGTTGTCCAGACAAGGACGGCTGCCCAGAAAGCTGCAACGGCAGCAATGAAGGTCCACTGGTTCATCATCGGTTCCTCCTGCGGTGCTTGGTCTTCCGGCGGTAGTCGCTGCGCGCGGCTCGAAGCCGGGATGTGCGCCCTCGTGCATGCGCCTCCCAGTGCGGGTGCAGGCGGTGCCGGTGACGAGGTGGCCCGTAGATGCCGCGGCAGTAGGCCGCGGCGACGCGGAACTCGGCAGCAGGGTCGAACGGCCGTGGCGGTGGTGGGCTTTCCGCAGCGATGCGGCGGAGCTCAGCGAAGCCCTCAGATCGTTTCTGCGGCATCAGATTTCCTTTTCTGTCTCCACACTCGCAGGGCGTCCAGGTCGATGCCCAGCGGCTCTCTCAGGTCCAGCGCGCCATGCCTGGCGAGGACGACGAGGGCTGCGGCTTGCACGTCGAGCTCGACGTGGCGGGCAGGTCCGACCCTCTCGGCCAGTGAGGTCACTTCGTTCACGACGCGGCCTCGATCAGCACCCGCACCCCGCGGTAGGTGCCACGGACCACCCGGTACGTCTCGGCCACGACCACCGAGTCGTCATCGGCAGGCAGGATGCCCGCGTCGACCAGCCCGTCGATCACCGCTTTCAACGTCGGTGCGCCGGCGCCGGCGTCGCGGATGCGTTTGTCGGTGACGCACCACAGCAGCGTGACCGTCACCGGCCCGACCACCGGGCGCAGTGCGGCTTTCGCGATCCACGCGGACTGCCCGCGAATCTCCGCGGTGATGCGAGCTCGGGTGTGCCAGTGGTGCCGGTGGTTCGAGCGGAGCGGCAGCGTCGGGTAGGGCAGGTCCAGGGTCTGACTGGTGGCGATCATGGCCGCCACCAACAGGTTTCAATGGGCATCAGTCGTCCTTCACTCTCGGGTCGGGTGGGATGTCGAGGGGTGCTCGGCGCACGGCACCCCAGTACTCGGATCCGGCTTCGATCCATGGCAGCTGCCGGTCACGGCCGCGCTGAATGACAGAGGGCCAGGCGCGTTCTTCGCGCATGCCGCGCCACTGACCCACGGCGAGCTCGTCGTCCATCACCATCTCGTTGACGACGTGGCGGGTGAGTCCGATGCCGATCTCCGGCCACCGCAGCCACACCGACGATCCGTAGGGGCGCACTGCCCGGCGGCCGGTCTCGTCGAGGCCGTGTCCGGTGTGGGTTTCGATGAGCAGGGCTGCGTTGTGCCGCACCCGCACCTCGTCCATCACCTGCAGGAGGGCTAGCACATCTGAGTCGAGCTGCGGGTTTCCGCGCATCAGCTTGTAGGCGGGGGTGAAGATGATCAGGTCCGGGCTCGCCGCGGCGCACACCTTCATCAGCCAGGCCCGGTCGCGGCCGGGCAGGTCCAATCCCTCGGGGCGGATGTGGTGGATGACGTTCCTCGCCCAGCCGACGGTCAGCCGATCGCCGAACCGGTCGGCGATCCACCGGAAGCGCCGTTGCGTCTGCTGCAGCGAGTTCTCCGCGTCGATCAGCAGGACCCGCTTCGGCCCGTCGATGCGCTGACCGGTCATGGGGTGGCAGCCGCCGGCGAGGGCAATGCCGATCTGGCTGAGCCACACCGACTTTCCCGCGCCTTCGGCGGCGACGAGGACTATCCGCTCGCGACGTTCCATGAGACCGGGCACGAGCCAGTCGTGGGTGAACTCGAGGTCGAGCAGGTCGGCGATCGTCGGCGGGTCCGCGTCAGGTGCCACGTCCAGCAGGGGCGGCACGGCCTCGAGGTCGGAGATCGTGTCCGTGTGAGTCTGATCGACCACCTCGGCCGGCTCATCGCCGGAAAGTGCCTGCAGGGCACGGCGATGCGCCTGCGCGGTGACGCGAACCCGGGTGGCGTTGCGGACGATGCCGGCGTACCAGCCGCCGGCATCGGCCATCGGCACTGCGGAGGCGAGCTTGTGGATGTGTTCGGGCCCGACCCTGCCGAACAGCTTGTCGGCCACGGTGATGGTGTCGACGTGTTCCTCGCGGCGGAGCATGTCCCGGATGGTCGTGGCAATGAGTCGGCACCGACCGTCGGTGAAATCGCCGTCGGTCAGCTCGAGCAGTGATCGGGTTGAGCCTAGTAGCGCGGAGCCGATGACCGCGTGCTCGGCGTAAACGGCGGTTTCCTGGATATCACTCATAGTGGCCCCAGGAATGGGCGACCGTCGGAGGTCCGCAAACGTTGAACTTTAGCGGGCCGTTTCGCTTCGAGATCGGTTTGATCTTTCAGCATCCAGTTTTGAAATGCTTTACGCCAATCCAGCTTTGAAGCTGATGAGCCGGACGACGAGTGCCAGAAGTTCCTGAATCGTTCGACTGCACGATCGTAGTTCACGTCTGGGCACTTCGCTGCAGCCCACGCTATCAGACCGTCGTCGGGTTGCCAATCGTCTGGGAGGCGGTGTGCGCGCTTGCGCGTCTCACCACCAGAACCACTACCAGAACCACTACCACTACCATGTGTGAGAATCCGGACCGGATTCCGCGCCGATTCCGGGTCAGATTCCGGACCGGATTCCGGACCGGAAAACTTGCCCTCTGACCTGCGGGTATCCGATTTGTCCTTTGCGTTGCGCTTCTCGTCCCTCCATGCCTTCCGCTTCTTCGAGACTGCTGCTCTCGTTAGGTTTCTTTCCCCCCACTGATGGAACCGAAACCCGCCTCGAGCTCTACGCCACAACCCCGCACGGACCAGCTCGTCAGCTGCCGCATCAGCGTCTCGGGAGAGCAGTGCGAGGGTCGCCACGGTGATCAAGCCGTCAGTCAGCTTGGCCACGGAGTACGAACCGGCACGCACCCAGAGCGCCACCGCAGCATCAGACAAGCCGATGCACTTGGGGTGGTCGTAGAAGTCTGGATCGACATGAAAGGTCACTGGCATCGTCGAGTGCCCCTTTCCACTTCCATGATTTCCTGAACCGTCGCGCCGAGAAGTGCCAGGCGCACGGAATCCCAACTGCGCTCAGACAGCGCCCGGTGTTGAATAATCGATAGCGCGAGGGCATTGCGTCGGCGCAGTTCTTCATCATTCACATCGCCGTCTCTCGGCATGACTTTCTCACCTCCTAGCTCGGTTGTGTCACACGCTGGGCAGGTCTGCCAACCTGCTCTGTGGATAACTCCACGGCCCACACGCCTGGCCACCGATGCACGCCGACCAGATGCTGGCCTCCGGCATCGACCGCGCCCCGCCACGTCGCGCAGCCGCGCCACCAGTAGCAGCGCCGGCAGCCGACAATCCATGCGGTGGAACCGATACCGCGGTGCCGCCACACCCCCAGCGGGGCCGAGACACCGATCAGTGGGCTGATGGTGCGGACCGCCGCGGCGAGCCGCTCGGGCGCGGCGGTGGGGGTCACGACGCACCGCCGGCAGGCTCGTACGTCCGCGGCAGGCCATTCGACGCCGCCCAGCCGGCGCACAGCGGCTCGGGGCGACCGTCGGCCGCGTAGATCACCCCGGGGGTCTGCGGCGGGTCGTAGGCACCCGCTGGCGCCTCGATGACAGCGCCGGAGGGGTGCCGCCACCGCGCGACGCTCCGCACCCCCTGGTGGCAGTAGAACGGTGTCGCGCGGGTGAAATCGAGCGGGTCACCGCCGATATCGGCGCGCTCGGGAGAGTCGGTGCGGTAGGCGCAGTCTCGACACATCGATCGGCGAACCGGTGGCGGGCCGGGCATGATCGGCTGCTGCGGCTGGTCGTACTCGGCCACCCAACAGGTGCACTGCTCGCCGTAGCTGTACGCGGCGGTGTCGCAGCACGGGACCACCGGGTCTGGCGGTGGCAGAAGGTCGGTGTCGTGGGTCATGATGCACCGTCCTGGTAGTCGTCGCAGTGCGGAAAGCAGAAGTGCCGCAACCGCATCCGCCGGCCGGGGCGCTCATACCGCGCCGACACCTTGTCGTACCCGCGGTTTTTCGTGTGGTTGTGCTCGACGTGCTTGGTGGCCTTGTCGGCAGCGGCGAACGCGTCGAGGTCGGCGCGCGACTCGAACCGCACATCGATGATCGGGTATGCGATCAGCGATCCTTCGACGTGGAGCCCCTCTGGGCTGATCTGGTGGCTGTCGAAGACGCGCCACACCTCGCCCAACGCAAGCAGTGTCGTCGTGGTCACGACGCACCGCCCTGACGCCACGGCAGCACCGCAGCGTTCATGTGCAGCAACGGGTCTCCGGTGTGCCCGGCGGCGAGCTGGCACCGGAACGTTCTCCCGGTCCACTCGTTCACTCTCGTCTCGGGACACTGCTCCGCCGAGTCCGTGAACTCATCGAAAGCGCCGTCTTCGTTCCAAGCGGCGTTGCAGTCGTCGCAGAGGAAGCCGACACCGGGTTCGAAACGTGTCTCGGTTTCGCACAGAGGGCACAGCGGGGTGCTGAACTCCAACTGCGGCAATGGGTCTCGGGTCATGGTGTGTCCTTGTCTGGTCGGTACCACCCGCAGGCGCACACCCGGCAGGCGGTGCGGTGTTGCCACTGCCAGTGCCCACACAGGCACGGGGTGATGGCGTGCAGGAGCCGCCGGCCGATCACGACGCGTCCCCTGGTGGTCGTACCTTGTCCTGGGCGAGCCACTCGCACAGCTGCCCGCACAGCACCCTCACCGCCTGCTCGTCCAGCACCACACTCTCGATGCCGGTCAGGCGCAGCCACGGCCCGACCGCCTCCGACTCGTACTGGTCCTCGTGGCCGGGCACGCACCACGCCGGGATGGAGGCAACCTCCACCTCGGATAGCCCCCCGTCGTAGTCCGGGTAGCGGTGAGAGTCTTCGCATACCTTGACTTTTCCGTAGTCGGCGGACCAGCCGATCGGGGTGCGGGATGCCCAGATGCTCACGACGCACCGCCTGCCCGGATGATCCGCCCCGACATCGCGTCCCGCATCTGATCGCAGTACACGCAGATGACGTAGTGGTCATCCCCGTCGAACCGCCACCGGTGGAGCCGCGGGTGATCGACGCGCTGCGAGCAGGGGCACACGTCGGGGTGCATAGGCTGGCTGTGGTCGGGGTCGCTGTAGGTGCGCATCACGCCACCGTCCCGTCCAACAGGCAAGTGCCGGCTGGCATCACGTCGTGCTGACACTCTGGGCAGAACGCCGGGTCGCCATCGTTGATGACCAGGCCGCTGCCGCAGGCGCCGCACGTGGCGTGCGCTGGACACCATGGGTCGGTGCACCTGCCGGGCTCGATACTGGTGCACGGCAGTGTGATCGGGGTCGGGTCGTAGCTCTCGTCGTCGATGCAGGTGCACTGCGGGCACTCGTGTACAGGCATCACTCCACCGCCTGACTGGCCCGCTCCGGCTGATCACCGCCAACGCCCAGAGTTTCCAGCACGTACTGCTGACGCTCGGGATCGATGGGCTCGGGCTGGTGACCAGTCAGGCGGCGGTGCTCTGCGATAGCGCCAGTGAGCAGGGCGACCAATGCACTGCTGGTGGCAGCGGTACCCCCAGCAGCACTGGCAGTATTGGCAGCAGCACTGGCAGCAGCAAAATTGGCAGCACTGGTAGCAGCACTGGCAGCAGCACTGGCAGCAGCATAGGCAGCAGCACGAGCAGCAGTATTGGCAGTATTGGCAGTATTGGCAGCGGTACCCCCAGCAGCACTGGCAGTATTGGCAGCAGCACGGGCAGTACGGGCAGCATTGGCAGCGGCGTGGGCGTTCCGTCTGGTCGGCTCGTCCGCCCACGCCTCGGCAGTCTCGATTGCCCGCAGTGACACCTGGTCACTCTCGCGCAGCACCTGGCGGGCAAACCACACTGCCAGCCGCACTGAAAGCTGTTGTCCCTCAACCCCTTTCGGTCCCGGCCCTGTGCCTACCAGGTCAACCGCCAGCGGCGCCAGAGTGGGGCGCACCGCATCCGACACGCGGTCATTCACTGCGATTGCCAGACTCCGCAGCACCGGGTGCACGCACGGGGTCTGATCCGTCCACGAGAGTCCATCGGCCAGATAGGACGCCACCTGTACGAGACAGCCGCCTTCGGCGGGGATCTTGCCGATGCCCTTGCGCAGCAAGGGCATGAAATTGGGGATGGTCATTGGTTCAGTTCTCCTTGGATTGTGTTGTGGCTGTGGCGTTCTCGGCTGCGGCGGTGAGTTCGGCCAGCACGGCCAGGCAGCGATTGGTGTTCGGCGCGGTCAGCGATCCACGGCGCCAGGTGCAGCGGACGGCCGGGACGCGATTGCAGATACCAGTGCGTGCTCATCGCTCACCGCACGGAACCTGTCGATTAGCAGCCACTATCGCCTGCTCGATCTCATCCGTGATCGGCAGCGCGTGACCGTACCGGTGTGCGTGGTAGGCGCACGCCGGGCCCGTCGCTCGCAGCTCGGTGTCCCACTCGTCCTCGGGCCAGCGCTTCACGCACACGGCAGGTTTGCCGCAGGCATCCTCGATGCCGTCGCGGGTGGTGACCGCGTGGCAGGTAGCGACAGAGCTAGTCCGCGACACGACGCCACTCCCCGGCGTACTCCCGCTGACCACCGACCCGATAGGTGCCCGCACCGATCAGCAGAGCACCGTGCTCCTGATGCGTCAGCAGCGCCTCCCGTCCCTCCGGGACGGTGAGAGTGCCGATGTGCAAACCAGTTTCGATCGGGTCGTACAGGCAGTCCTCGCCGTGCAGGTTGTGGGTGTGACCCCCACGCTCGGCCTGCATCACCACCACACCCTCACGGGGCAGCGGCTCATTGCACAGCCAGCCATGCAGCCACCCGCCGGTGAGCCATGCGTCGATTTGGGCCGTGTCGGCGCGTTGGGTTTGCCAGTGTTTCCATTGTCCCGCTGGGCGTTTGCTGCCGTCGGTGGCGACGGGGACGATGCTGGCGCCGGCGGCAGCCCAGGCACGTGCGGCGTCGAGTGTTGGGTTGGGGTCGTCTCTCATCGACCGCTCCCGCTGTCCCATTGCAGTCCCTCCGGTTGGTAGTGGTCGCAGGCGCACACCCGGCACGCCAGGGTGGTGGGCCGGTGCAGCACCCACGAGTGCCCGCAGGCGCAGGGCGTGATGTGCCGCAGGGTGCGCAGCGGGATCGTGCGGGTGCGGTCCTGGTCGGGTTTCACGTCGCACCGCCTGGCTTTTCGGCGCCGCACTCGCAGCGGCACACGCGCGCCTCGTGGTCGTCGCACAGGTGCTCACGGCCCGCCCCGTCGATCCAATGCACCAACCCCGGCACCAAGGGGCTCACAGTCACCGGCGGGAGCGGGCCGCCCATCTCGATGACCCGCACGTCCCGCAGGTCCAGCTCGATGAACCCCCCGCCGGGAAGGTTGATGTGACACCACCACGTGTGCGTGGACATCTGCTCCAAGTGCACGCTGGCATGGCTGGTGACGATCTCATCGAGGATGCGGTGGTCGAGGCTGTAGCGAGTGTCGGCGTAGTGGTCGAAGCTGATGCGGTCGCCGGTCATTGGGCGCTCGCTGAGGTGATGACCCTCGCCGGTCTCGGCGCTGATCACGCTGCACAGCGCCGCCGCCCCTGCCTCGTCGCCGGCGCCGTAGCGCTCGCAGTAGGCGCGCACATCCGAGCGAGCCAGTACCGCCACCTGCTCGGGCTCGATGGCCCGGTCCGAGCCGGGACCGTGGGCGATGGTGAACTCGTTGTCCTGCCAGCCGAACCGCCAGTGCCCCGGACCGCCGATCCTGCAGGAGGTTCCGTGAGCGTCGGCCCGGTCGAACCGCTCCGGCGCGACCGCCTCTGCGCCGTGGTCGGCGCCGTAGTCGGCCACTAGCTCGGCGCGGGTGCCCCAGTAGGTCGGGGCGTCCACGACGGTGGAATAGACGAAGTACCAGTCCTCGTCGGGCCGAGGCTTCACGATGTAGGAGGGCATCACGCCACCGCCTCGCCGGTAGCGCGGGCCAGCATGATTCGGAGTGCCGCCGCGGCTTGTTGCGGCACCACCCCGTCACCACCGAGGGACAGCCGCTGCGGTCGGGACACACCAGGCACCGCCGTCCACCCGGCGGGCCAACCCATCATCCAATCCACGAAATCCGGGGAGATCCGTTGCCCGCCTTTCGGTCCCGTGATGGTCGGTGCCGGTGCCGGGCGTGTACGCGCCTCCCAATGCCGGATCGCCCGCTCGTACTTTTGCCAATCCTGCGTGGTCGCCGCCACCTCCGGCAGCGTCCCGCGACCCTCCGCAACATGCCGGCGCGCGGCGGGGGTGTCACTGACCGTGCCGTGCGGCCCGTCAGAGTGCCGGGGAGTCGGCAGTAGGTGCTCGATCACGGCGGTCCGTAGATCGAGACCGCCGTTGCCGTGAACCCCTGGCCCGGTGCTGTCGGACACGCGCGGCGTCGGCAGCAGCTGCACCACCCCCTCCAGGGGCAGGCGAAGCGCCGCGCCAGGACTGGCCGACTTGTTGGGGCGCTGCACCACAGTGGGTGTCGGCAGCAGGGTCAGCCCTCCGCGAGTCTCCGCGCCACCCCCGGTAGCAGCAGCTCCCCCGACCGGCTGCCCGACCGGGACATGTGCCCCCCCATCCCATCCGCCACCGACGGGGTGGGCATCAGCACGCCAGGCGAGGGTAAACACTCGCCCTCGCCTGTGGGGGGCGCCGACGTCGGACGCACGGACATTGATCCATTCCGCATCGAACCCGAGGTTGGCCAGGTCTCCGAGTACACGCCCGACAGCTCGAACATTTGGTGCGTGCCGGAGTCGCCGGTTGTCCATTTCCACACATCGCGGGCACGGTCCCAGGTGATCGTCCGAATCTGTTTCGGCGCAGGCACTATAGGCCCCTTCCACGTTCTCCCACACCACATAGCGGGGACGGATAGCCTCGATAGCTTGGCGCATGTGCGCCCATAACCCCGACCGGCTGCCCGTGGTCATACCGGCACGCCGACCAGCCGCTGACATGTCCTGGCACGGGCTGCCACCGCTGATCACATCGACCGGCGGTACCTGCGACCAATCCGCCTCGGTGATGTCCCCGATGTTGCTGCCCGGCCAGTAGTGGTCGATGAGCCGTACCGATGCGGGTTTGATATCGGACCGCCACACCGTGCGGGCACCAAACACGTCCTCGACTGCTATGTCGAGGCCACCTGCGCCGGTGAACAGCGACCCTAACGTCAGCATGGTTCCCCCTCGGGCACAACCCGTTCCAGCCACTCCCACAGCGCAAGGCTGGTGTCGTAGCTGGTGGCGATCACGTCGTCGTGGTTCCCGCCGGGCCGACGCGCCCAAATAACGTCGTCACCGAAGCCGTCTTCGGCGCGGTACCAATCAGCGGGCGGGGCCACAGCTTCCAAGGTCTGCTGCGCGTAGGTCTCGGTCTCATCGCGGGTCATCACAGCCACCAGCCTGTCGGCACGCAGGCGATGAGCAGCGCACCGGCGAGAACCGCTGCGGCGTAGACGATCCGCTCGCGGGTGCTCATGACCGCCGCCGCGATCCCGGCACACCACCGCCGTAGCTGTAGCCGTCGCCGTCGCCACCGCCGTCGCCACCGCCGTAGCCGTCGCCACCGCCGTCGCCGTAGCCGTAGCCGTAGCCGTCGCCGTAGCCGTCGCCGTCGCCGTCGCCGTAGCCGTCGCCGTCGCCACCGCCGTCGCCGTAGCCGTAGCCGTAGCCGTCGCCGTCGCCGTAGCCGTAGCCGTAGCCGTAGCCGTCACGGGCGGTCAGCGGCATCACAGCCATGACGACCAGTCCACGATGTCAATCGCCGCGATCTCACTCCCGGCGGGGATACGCACAGTACCCAGGTCGCGCAGCAGGGTCTTGCTCGTCGGCCCACCCAACGCCAGCTCCCCCAAACCCTTTGTTGTGCCCCAGTATTCGATCTGCTTGCACGTGGTGATGAGTGTCTGACCCCCGTCACTGGACACTAGCCCGGCGATAACCCAGCGCCGGTCCAGGATCAGGATTTTCGCCTCGGTTGCGGTGGCTTCGGTTTTCGGCACGTAGATGGTGCCGTCGATCACGATGTCAGGCATTGTCGTTGTCTCCCTTGGTGGTTGAATGGTTGATGTCAGTCTGCGACACGACGCCACTCCCCGGCGTACTCGCGCTGACCACCGATCCGATACGACCCCGGACCGATCAGCAGCGCACCGTGCTCCTGATGCGTCAGCAGCGCCTCCCGCCCCTCCGGCACCGTGAGAGTGCCGATGTGCAAGTCGGTTTCGATGGTGTCGTACAGGCAGCCTTCGCCGTGCAGAGTGTGGGTGTGCCCGCCCCGCTCGGCCTGCATCACCACCACACCCTCACGGGGCAGCGGAGTCGTGGCTTCCTTGAGCCGCAGATGCTTGGTGGACACGATGGTCACGTCACCCTGCGCGGCCACGTCGGTGACGGTCGGGATGCCGCAAGGGATTCGAGGTAGTCGGCTACCTCGCGCATGTCGGCCCTACCGCGCGTCCCGGACGGGAAGCCGGCGGCGGCAGTTCGCAGCGCATCAATGGCGTCCTGCCAGGTGCGTTCAACCACGGGGCTCAGCTCAGCGATGCGCTTGGCGTCACCGTGCCCACTCAGGAAGAGGTCCCCGATGACGCCGCCGCTACTGAGGGGTCGCTCCCCGACGAATCTGACCCGATCCTCACGCGCCTGATCACCGTGCTCGGCGCGGATCAGGTCACCCTCGCGAATCTCCGACGGGTCGATCGGGCGGGGAAACGTGTTGGTGCTCATCGCATTCCCACCTTCGCTGCGTCGATGCGAGTTGCGCACTGCGGGCACTGACGATCGAGTGGCACGATCGATCTGTCCCACTCGATGACGCTCAACCGGTCTCGGATCGGGCCGGCGTCGATCAGTGGTGACGCCGCGCCGTTGTGGTCGTATTCAATCGTCGGGCCGACCTGGATGAGCTGCGGCGCAGTGTGTTCAGTGAAGTCCGCGTAGATCGAGCCGGTCACAGAGTCGCGGTAGACGCTCATGACGCTGGCTCCGCCTCGACGTCCGACAGAGCGTCGAGCTGCTCAATGACCTGCGACGCTTGATCTTTCGTCAGCTCCTTGCTCGACGCAACGTCGATGCCGACGATGGACCGCACGTAGTCGAGCCGGTCCTCACGGTCCCGGAACCCCTTCTCGGAGAACAGCGCGTGCATCTTCTTCGACTGCGCCGCACTGATCCCAGCAGTGGCTTCCTCGACGACCTCGGCCTCGACAACCTCATGCTCGGGGGCGATGGCAGACTGCACCGCCGCGGCCAGCGGGGTACGCGGCTCCGGTTCCCGCTCGGCGATCTCGTCAAGTTCATCCGCGGACCGCACACCGTGAATGACATCGGCGAACGCGTCACGGCAAAGCTCTGTTGTGGCACGCGCTTTCAACATTGCCGTGGGGTGGTTAGTCCAGTTGCCTTTGCCCCACAATCCCGCGGTGCGGGCCCTCGCTTCGTCCCACCGCGCCTCGTACGTGAATCCTGGGTCGTCCGAGCGGATGCCCTGCGCCACGGCGGTGTCACCATCCATGAAAACCCGCAGCTTGTGCCCGGACGCCAGGACCAGAGAGCGCATGAACTCGGCGGACAGGCCGAGCTTCCCGGAGATCACCTGCGACTGCTGCATCACCTCAATGGGCGAGCGGCCCAACGACTCCGCCAAATCCATCGCCAGCAAAATGTTCGCCGGCTTCCCCTTGAACGCAGGCGGCAAAAGGTCCGCCGCGGAAAGGGTTTTCGAGTACTCAACCCGATCAGCCAGGGGTGGTGCTTGCCGGGTGGCAACCTCGGTGGTGGTCATGCGATGTCCTCTCGGTAGGCCCACTCCGGAAGATCAAGGGGCTCAATGTCTGGTGAGTAGCCCGGCCACACGCCGGTTTCGGTGCACTGCTGGTAGATGTCGAGGGCGCGGGCTACGAGGTCCCGCCCCCGCTCGATCGCGCGGACGCTCGGCTGGTACACGCCGACGAGGTACGGCGGCTCCTTCTCCTGCGCGATCAGTGCGAACTCGACATGGCCGAGCTCGGCGGCCGCGGCGGCCTCGACATACCAGGCCGCCTGGAAGTGATACCGGTACCCTGCAACGCTTTTCGCGAACGCCCCCGGGCTAGCGTCAGTCGTCGTCTTGTAGTCGGTGACCGCCGGCACCGCCAGGTCCGGGACGTGATCGAACCTGGCGCGCCGATCGACACCCCGCTCGTCGGTCCAGAACACCGACTGCTCAGCCGCACCGCTGGACAGCAACACGGAGGCGACAGGGTGACGCTTGATCGCATCGGCCATCGCCTCCACCCGGCCAGCCTCCGACCGCAGCAGCGGAATGTTCCCTGCCTCACGGGCCGCCGCCTCGTGCTCTTGCGTGGACTTCGCCCGGCGATTCTCGGCGTCAGTGCGGCTGCCATCCTTCGCAGTCACCTGCAGTATCTCGACACCCATACCCTCACCGAGCACCAGCGCGTGCGCGGCGTGCCCGAAGTCGAACTCCTTCTTCGGCGGCGCCGGATTCTCGCGGGCCCACAAGAACTTTGCGGGCACCGAGGGCGGCAGCAATAGCTTCGCCAGCGACTGCGACAGGGCTGGATGGGCGTGATACTCCGGCTCCGGCATGCCCGACTTGACGGTGGCCGTCACGCGCCCACCCCCTCGGGGATGCGCAGCTCGTCGCCGTAGCCGGCCGCCTCGATCAGCTCGACCAGCAGCTGCGCCAGCTGGATCACGGTCTGCGGCCCGACGCTGCGGTCATGGATGCGCAAATGCACAACCTCCGGCGCGTCGCTGATCCGGATGTTGAACACCGACCCCTCGTAGGAGGCGATGACCAGCGCACCATCGTCGATGTCGGTCGTGACAATCGCCATCACCGACCACCCCGCCGCGCGCGCAGAGCCTCATCGCCGGCGCGACCCCACGTGATCAGCGGACCAATCGCCAGCCCTGCGGCCACGCTCACACCTATGTAGATGCCGCAGGCCACAAGAGACCACATCCACCAGGTCATCGCGCACCTGCCCGGGTCTCGATGCGGCGGGTGATCGACTCGACGTCGGCCATCAGCCGGCGCGTGAGCCGGACCTGTGCGATCACCGGGTCCAGCTTGCGCATCGACTCGGCGGCGATCAGCGCGCCGGTCCGCGGGGTGAGCTCGTCACGGGAATGCTTGGGGGGCATCGGGTATACTCCTTCGTGTTGAGGTTGTTTGGCGCCGCCCCTGGGTCCTGTCCGGGGGCGGCGTTTTCGTTGTCAGGCGTCGGGCAGTTGGTCGTGCCACGCCTCTAGATCGCCGATCTTGATCGAGTACTTCTGGCCGATCCGCTTCGCGGGCAGCTCGCCGGCCCGGATCGCGGACTTGATGAAGTCCTCTGAGCAGTCGCACTGCTCGGCTGCGGTTTTCGCGCTGACGGCGATGCGATGGTCAGTGGCGGCTGTCATGGCCGGCCGCCAATAGCGACGTAGTCGCGCATCTGCGCAGCTCCGGACATCTGGACGTGCATGACGCACGTGGTGGCCCACGCGGACCGCTGCCGCTGATCGAGAGCTGAGGTCATGACTGACCGCCGATCGCTGGCTCGAACACGTCCGGGAGGGCGATCTGGTACTCGGCGACGCCGTGCTCGAGCAAGTACCGCTGCACGCCCTTCGGTGTGATCCGCGGCTGCGGCACGTCGAGGACAAGCTCGCCGGTCTTCGGGTGGTAGTGGGACTGCGGCAGTACCGACATGTAGCCGGCCTCGATCGCGGACTGGTACACCCGCCACTTCCCGTCGCCCTTGCCGCGGTAGATCCACCGCCGGGTCTCGAGTGCCTTGAAGAGCCGTCGCTCGCCACAGTCGGTGAGGCCGGCGCGGCACAGCTCCTTGGCAGCATCAGCGATGGAGAGGTCGCCGGAGGCGTCAAGCATCCGGTCGGCCACGATCGCTCGCGGTTTGAGCTCGGCAACCTCGGACTCGGCTTGGGCCAGCTGCGCCGCGGTGCGCTGGATAGTTGCGTCGGCAACCTTGAGCGCCTTCGCCATGAGCAACTCCGGCGTCAGCTCCGGGAGCTGCGTTTCGGCGTGGCGGGTACGGATAGCAAAGTACGCCTGCGCGGCGGCAACCTCCGGCTTACGAGGGTCGCCGTTCATAGCCACCAGGTAGGCGCCGAACCGGCTCAGGTGGAAGTTTTCGCCCATCTGGTTGGTCCGGCCGAAAGGTTCCCGGAGCCGGGAAGCTTCCACCTGCGGGTCGTGACCCTGCGCCGTCATCGATGCAATTGCGCGCTCGATTGCGTCGGCGAACCGCTCCCACTTGTCGTAGCCGAGCAACGGCATCAGATCGCGGGCGGACCAAAACTCGGTGCCGTCTGCATGGACTTGGCGGATCGCATCGAAGGGCGAAGGCCCGCTGTCGTTGCCGCAAGTGACCTCAGTCATCAGGCGCTCCTCCGGCTAGCTCGAACGGACCGATCGACATTTCCGTCCATCTTGGTCAAAAAAAGGTCATCGACGGGGCAGCCGAGCAGCTTTGCGAGAGCTAGGGCGGTCTCGCCCTGAACCGAGCGGACCTCCCCGCGGAGCAGCCGACTCACGTAGCTGTGAGACCGCCAACCCATGGCATCGGCGATATCTCGGTGACTCAGCTCCTGGATGGCCACCAGGGTCCTGAGCTTCTTGAGGTCTCGGACTTGCATCCAGAGCCTCCTTCCAAGTGTTCGGCGGAGTGTCACCACGGTAGCCCTTTCCGGTCAAAGTGTCCAGCAATCTCGATCACTTTGTACACCCCTAGTGTCCGCGTGCGCAAGCAGTCACACGGATGTAGTTCTGCAGATGGCAAATGACCTGCATAAACGCCGCCCCTTCGAAGCCGGCCTCTTGGTGTCCGCGCGTAGTGTCCAGGTCGAACCGTTCGACGTGTCCGGCCGCTTGCGCCAGCCACTCTTGCTCTCGGAGGATCGACCCATGACGACAGCGAGCAACCCGCTCGCCCGCCTGATCGACGAGACGAAGGAGGCCAATCGATGGTCGGACACTCGGATCGTTGCTCAGGCTCGAAGCGCGGGCCACCAGATGAGCAAGAGCACTATCAGTGACATCCGCACGGCCGGCGTCTCGACGATCGTTCCCGCGAAGATCCAGGCGCTGGCCGACGGACTGCAGCTGCCGATTCGCGATGTGCTCCGGGCCGCACTTGAGTCAGCTGGGCTCCCGTCGGGCGATCCTCCGCTCTCGGTTGAGCAGGCGATCCTGCGAGACGCCACCCTGCCAGTGCAGACGAAGCGTGCCCTATTGGCCATGGTGAAGGACGCTCGCCGTTGGCTCGACAGCGACTACTCGTTCATTGCTCGACATGTGCGGGGAAATCTTGATCGCGCGGCACTCGAAGCCGAACTGCCGCTGGCTGATGAAACGCGCAGCGCGGAGCACCGCAGCGCAGGCGGCGGCGAGGGCGGACCGCCCCCCATAGGTGCGGACACGACACCGCCGGGGGTGACGCAGCTCAGCCGCCGCACCAAGCAGGGCCGGCGCGGCCCGCACGAGCCCCTGGAGTCGTTCGAGGAGGAGCAGGCGCGGATCGACGCGATGGTCCGCCGGGCGCAGGACCAGGCCGCCCGCCGGGTGGACCCGGGCCGGCGGTCGCGGCCGGATCAGCAGGCGCCGGAGGACGAGGGGTGAGCGACAGGGCGGAGAATCTCCGGTGGGTGAATCACCCATCAGCCCAGCGCGAGAGCGACAGGTTACGCCGGTCGGTGACCGAACCTGCGCTCGCTCGGCTGGCCTTCGTGATGGAACGCGTCAGAAACGGCGCAACGCATCCTGGCGACGTTAAGCACCTGCGTGGCGAGATCTGCGAGGTCCGGTCAGCAACAGACGGCGTCTACCTGCGAGTCCTCTACGCCAAGGTCAAGGGCCAAGCAGTCCTACTGGCGCTGTCGTACCAAAAGAAGAAGTCCCGCACCACCCCAACGGGCTGGATCGAGACGGCCCAGGGGCGACTCAACACGTGGAGTCAGGACTGCTGACGAGGTGCCAGCGTATCGGTTTTACCGATACGCTGGGCGAGTGGAAGGAACCCGCGAGATGACCGCCTTCGACGCGCTGGGCCTCGGTGTCGATGACCCCGAGGTTCGAGACGCCGTGGAGGATGCCGAGGACTACCAGCGGTGCGTTGACGCGCTCCGCACTCTGCGGACCGACCAACGCCTCACTCAACAGGATGTCGCGCACCGGATGGGCGCCCGCTCGCAGTCGGTGGTATCTGACATCGAGAGGATGGGCAGCAACCCCCGGATCGACACGCTTCAGCGCTACGCCCGGGCCGTCGGTGCTCGCTTGCCTTTGATGCCGGCAGTTCGGAAGCCGGGATCATGCACGCCTACATCTTGGGCGACCGTCCACACTGTGGCGGTGTACATCCAGAGCGACGATGAGGACGTTCCGGACGAGGGGACCTTCATGTCGCCCATCTCGACGGGGCGCGTGGCCTACTGATGGCCGAGTGGAGCCTCACGGGGCAACTCGATCTCAAGCGCGCCGTCTTCCGACGAGTGCACGCAGAGAAGCGGTCCGACCCCGAGTTCGAGGGGAAGGTCATGACCCAGATGAACTTGGCCATCGGCACCGACGAGGCGCTCGGAGGGTTCCGATTCACATTCCTGGCCAGCACCGAATCCGCCGAGTTCGACGTGGAACTCGAGCTGCGCTACGTACTCAGGGGCGAAGACGGCGAGCAACCGTTTCCCTCAGACCCCTCGGTTCTGCGCCAGATCGCGGAGGAGGTCGGTGTGCATGACGCATGGCCGTTCATCCGAGCCAAGGTCGCGTCACTATCGGCCGACCTTCAACTCAGGCCGCCCCTGCTGCTCCCTCGGTTCGAGTTCATCGAGGACGAGGAAGCCGCCGACCAGGGCGAGGAAGCCGGCCCTCCCTCGAACGAGTGAATCTCGCGCAGCGCGCGCAACTTCTGTCCAGTTCGTCCCGAATAACACGCGTGTGATTGTCGGTGCGCGACCCGAGGCTTCGGCGCATGACCTTTCACCCCTGGCGCGAGCTGCGCCACCGCCCCGAGATCGACGTCGTCTGGCGTCCCGACCTGCCCATCGATGTGCTCGGCGTCATCGAGGGCCGCACCGTCCTGATGGACGCCGGCCAGCTGCAGCCCGAGCGGCGCTGCACCATCACCCACGAGCTGATCCACCACGAGCGCGGCGAGACCTGCGGCCGGGTCTCACCTGCCGCCGAGGCGGACGTGCGCCGGGAGGCCGCGCGGCGGCTGATCGGCCTCGACGAGTTGATCACTGCGGTGCGCTGGTCCCTCGATGTGCACGAGGTCGCCGACGCCTGCTGGGTCGACCTCGACACCGCGCTCGCCCGCCTACAGAACCTCACCCCCGCCGAGGCCACCGCGGTGCGGGACGCCGCCGAGCACCACTGGATGACCTCGTGACCGGCCACCTGCTCGCGTTCGAGGAGCGCCCCTGGCGGCATGCCGGCGCCAAAGAGGCCGCGATCCGCGACGACCTCGGCTTGTCGCCGGTCCGTTACTACCAGCAGCTGCTGGCCGAGCTCGACGACCCGGCGGCGATCGCCGCCCACCCGGCCACCGCCGCCCGGCTCCGCAGACTGATGCAGTCCCGAGCGGCCTGGCGCGCACGCCGCTGATCTGCCAATATTCGATCCATCTCGCGCCGAATCGGCGCGCTACCCCGAGGGAGAATCCCGATGCGAAAACTGTTAGCGGCCGGCGCTGCCCTGCTGACGATGCTGTTTGCGGGCTGCAGCTCTGCAGCGCCGGCGGCGCAGACGGTCACATCGACCGCCCGGACGACGATCAGCACGACGCGATTGCTGACAGTCATCTCGACGGCGACCGAGACTCCGGACACAGAGACAGTCTCTGTACCGACGACCGAACGCGTGACGGTGACCTACGACCCGGTAGCCGCATCGAAAAGCAAGGCAGCCGCATCATCGAAGGCGTCAGCGGAGGCTGCGCAGAAGAATGGCGTCGAGGGGTATCGCGCACAGATCAAGGCCGCAGGTATAGGGCCAGAAGTTGAGAGCATGACTGGTGGACTAATTGACATCAGCGACCCTCTGACTGCGTGTAAGCGGCTGCGCGCTGGCACGGAGCCGTTCGATGATCTCGGTATCACCATCGACTGGAACACCTACTGGTCGCTAGCAAAAAAGGACGAGCGCACAGCCCTGAAGCTGCTGGTCAAGAACGTGTGCCCTGAACTACAGAGCAAGCTCGATGCGGCTGAGAAGGACGTGACGCAACAGCAACAGAACGCCGGGAAGCTTGTCTACACGGTCTCCGGCGAGGGCACGGCAATGATTACCTTCACGGACGCGCAGGGTCAGATCAGCCAGCAATCCGACGCCTCCTTGCCCTGGTCAAAAGCATTGGAGGGCGTGGGTTCGGACGACTTCATCTCGGTCAGCGCTCAGCATTCGACTGGCGGCGGCAAGATCAGCTGCGCGATCGAGTACGAAGGGGAGCAGGTCACGTCGAACGAGTCGTCTGGCGACTATGCCATCGTGCAGTGCTCGAAGTAGGACCCTGACGTCCTAGCCTTCCAACCCGAGCCGCGCGGCGACCTTCTCCATGGCCTGCCGGGCGAGCTCGGTGGAGACGTGCTTCCAGGACTTACCCTCGGTGATTTTCTGGATGCAAGCGGGCGACACGCCATACTCGCGAGCGAGCGCAGGGCGACCGATACCGCCGGCGCGATAGCGAACGAGGATGTCGCGGACATCCGCCTCCTTCAGCTTCGCCTGCCTGGCGCCTTCACCGTGCGCGTGTCGACCTTTGGCGATCATGTCGGCAACGTTGATCGAGTCGTCGCCTACGAATAGGTGCACCGGGTTCACGCATGGGGGATTGTCGCATCGGTGACAGACGTGCTTGTCATCCGGAATGGGTAAGCCTAGGGCCAACTCAAGCGCGACCCTATGCGCGCTGCGGGACCCGAACGTCTTGCTCTGGATGATGCCGTAGTTGTACCGAGACCGATGACCTTGCCACTCGATACAACCTGACTCGGAAAGGTGTTTCCGAGTCGCCATGAACACTTCCGCATGAGTCATGCCGGCACGGCGGCGGCGGCGCGGTCCGAACTCCACATCGCCGACGTTCCTGGCGCGGTCGTAGTGCTGGGTGCAGAGCCCTCGGGCAATGGTTGGTTTATTGCACCCATCGACGCCACAAATAGATTGGTTCACGTTCACTCCTCATCCGAGTGGGCTATGCCCCCGGCCTGTTCCAGCAGGTGCGGGGGACCATCTGTCAACCCCAGTCTGTCGGCCACAGCCGACAATGCCTGGCGTGCCATCTCCTGGTTCGCGTGCATATACCCGCGGCTGGTGACGATCGACGAGTGGCCCAGGATCGCAGTGACTACTGACGCATCGATACCTGCGGACATCAACAAAGTCGCCGTGGTGTGGCGCGCTTCGTGTAGGTGGTAGTGGCGCCCCGCGCCGTGTCGGGCTTTCGCCCTGTCCTGCAACGCTTTCCATGCCGCGAGGTCGTCGGCGGCGACCTGCGGCCGCCCGTCGGGGCGGGGCCACACCAGCCCGTGCGGCGAGGCTGGCGCCTGCTGTCGCCAGCCGGTGAGCGCTGCGGCCATCCACGGCACCATCGGGATGATGCGCCGCCCGCGGGCGGTCTTGGGTCGGACGAGGCACAGCGAACCGTCGAGCTGCCGGTACTCGTACCCATCGGGAACGCGCAGACCTGTTGCGGGGCGGTACTTTTCGCGGTAGGGGAGTGCCTGCAGCTGCCAGGACACGTCGATGGTTCCGGCGGTGGTGTCGACGCAATCCCACGTCAGGCCCAGGCATTCGCCTTGGCGCATGCCCTGCAGTAGCGCGGCGACCCAGCGGGACCCGTCAGCCAGGTCCGCGGCGGCCTGCAGGATCGCTTTGGCGTGGTCGGGGTCGATGGCGTCGCGGTCGTTGACCGCGCGGGCAGGGGAGTCGAGGTACAGCAGCCGCTCAGGGACGCGGTGGCCATCAGCGATCGCGTCGCGGAGCATCTTGGTCAGCACAGTCTGGATGACGCGAGCCGTGGTCGAGGTCCGCCCCTCGCCGCGGATTGCCTTGTCGACGGCCCGCACGTCCGCTGGCGTGAGCTTTGCGAGCTGCTTGTGTCCGATGGTGGGGATGATCCAGTGCCGCAGGTGCGAAGCGTAGTTGCGGTGGGTGGATGGTCGGAGCCTGGACTGCTGGCGGTCGAGCCAAGTATCGGCGTAGCCCTTGACGGTGGTGCGTTCCGCTGCCTCTGGCGTGCCGTGCTGGTCAAGGTCGCGGAGCTTGTCGCGGAGCTTGCGCTTGGCCTGCGCCTCGGTCTTGGCCGAGATGGTGATTCGTCGTCGAGTGCCGGAGCGGGTGTATCCGGCGTTGATCGAGCCGATCCAGCGGCCGTCGGCGCGCTGGTAGACGCTCCCTGAACCGTATTCACGACGCATGTGCAGTCACGACCTTCTGAACGCCCAGTTGTGTAGCCATGTGTGTAGCCATTGGCAGCTATAGTAAGCCATAGTAAGCCATAGACTGCTATCCGTTTGCGCAGGTCAAAGCCTGTTTAATGGTGCCCTGAGCCTACACTTTGTGTAGCTACGGATCAGAAGGTTGGGGGTTCGAATCCCTCCGGGCGCGCTCTGGTTGAGACAGACGACGAAGGCCCCGATCAGCGGAAACGCTGAGTCGGGGCTTTCGTCGTCTTCAGTCTTCGCCGCCGTGTCGGGTCTGGTTGCTAACGGCTCGCTGCTTCGGGTCTCGCTGATATTTCCAGATAGCGTGGTCGAGGGTGGTTGACGAGATACCGAAGCCTTCGGCGACCCGCTCGACCAGCTCCGCGGCGTCGTCAGGGTGGACGCGGCGCAGGTTGATCTTCAGCGCGTCAGCCACGAAGCCGCGGATCATGCGGTCAGGTTTCACTCCCGGTACACCTGCCAGCATCAGGACATACCGCCAGGTGATGCCTGAACGCTGAGCTGTCACGTTGCACCAGGCGGTCCGTGCCTCGCCGAGTCGGTCCGCGTCCCTTGCTGCGGCTTGCATATCGCTGCGGTCGTGGATGCCCAGGCTCGACATAGCCTTCGCCGCCGCTTCGACGGCTACCGCCTTGAGTGGAGCGTCCTTCGCGGTCGAGGTCTTGTGCTGGTTCCCGATCCGCGTTGCCCATTGGAGCGGGCCGCCGAGCTGAGCGAACGTCATCAGCAGTTCCTCTGTGCCATCGCTAGCCGGATCGCCACCACGGCTTCGCCGATACTCGCTATACCGCTCGAGCACCCCGCCAACACTTCCGTATCTCACGCCCGTGGACTGGATGGAGTCGATGATCGCGAGGGCCAGGCCCTTGTTGGTTAGATCAGGTCCGATAAGAGCAGAAGGGTCTCCAAGTTTGGCCAGCACGTGCGATCTGAGCAGCTCAAGCTGTTGATCCGACAAAGACAT